AAGTGGGACACCGCCAACGGCACGCCCATCAAGGACATCTCCTTGCAGCTCGATGCGGTGCAAGGCAAGACGGGCATCCGCCCGAACAAGGCGCTCTTCGGCAAGGCCGCGTGGTCGTGCTTCCTGAACAACGCCGAAGTGCTCGACCGCATCAAATACTCGTCCTCGCCACAAAACCCGGCGATGGCGAGCAAGCAGCTCGCGGCGCAACTGCTCGGCGTGGACGAAGTCCTCGTGGCGGGCGCGGTGTACAACAACACCATTGAAGGCGCGGCCGATGCGCTTTCGTACATGTTCACCACGGACAGCGTCTTGCTGACCTACGCGCCGCCGGCCGCGGGCATCATGACGCCGAGCGCTGGCTACATCTTCTCGTGGACGCAGTACCTCGCGGCGGCGAACAGCCTCCGCGTGTCGCGCTTCCGCATGGACGAGCTGCGCTCGGACCGCGTGGAAGGCGAGATGGCCTACGCCATGAAGCTCGTGGCGGCGGACCTCGGCGCGTACTTCGTGAGCGTGGACACCTAATCAGTAGACACGCTTGCGCTTCTAATTCCTCCCTGGGGTGAGAGGACGCAGGGAAAGCCGCATGTGGAGCAAAGCCAGGCTTGACGGCGGGAGAGACCGCACCGTTTTCGCTCAACTCACCTAACGGAGGACATCATGGGATACGTTGCAAATCGCCCAGGCATCAAAGTGGTGCGCGAGGGTCAAACCGTGGAGCTGCTCGTAGGGGACGCGTTCCCCGAGGCGCCCAAGTCGCCCAACTTCAACGCGCTCGTGCGCACGAACCAAGTGGTCTTCATCCCGGATGAAGCGCCCTTGGTTGCTGGCGGACAGCCGGCGCAAATCGCTCAGGCGCAAAACGCCGGCATCAAGGCCGCGAACAAGGGGAAGTAAGCGGTGACGTGGACCTACACAAACAACCCGGCGGGGAGTCAGCGCGATGAAGTGCGGCTCACCGTGGGCGACACGGACGCCTCAGACCCGCTCGTAAGCGATGAAGAAATAGCTTATGCGTTGACGAAGACGGGGTCCGTGCTCGGCGCGTCGGCGCAAATGGCGCGAGCCATCGCGGCGAAGTTTGCCCGGCTCGTGACATCGGCCGTAGGTTCGGTCTCCGAATCCGCCAGCGATTTGTGGCAGCACTACAAAGAGCTGGCGGACGAGCTGGAGCTACAAGCGGCCACGCTCTCCATGCCGAGCTTCGGCGGTCTCACCGTAGGCGAGCACCTCAGCGATGCTCAAGACACTGGGCTCGTGCAAGCCGCGAACAAGCGTGACCAGTTTGATAACCCGCAAGCGGTTCAATCTCAGGACAGCCCGGAGTGGAAGCGCTGATGGGCTTCTCCGTCATCATGCCGAAGAAGGCCACAGCGCAGCTTGACGACGTGGTGGCCCGCATCAAGGACGCGGCGCGAAATCCCGCGCTCACGGTCGGCGTGCATCGCGAGGAAGCCAAGAAGCGTGAGGAGCCCGGCGGCCCGACGAACGCGGACCTTGCGCTGTGGCATGAATTCGGGACCGAGGACGTGCCGGCGCGCCCGTTCATTCGGCCCGTGATGGCGAGCAATCGCGCCGTCTACGCCAAGCTCCTCACCCAGTATTACAAGAGCGGCAAGACGCCCATGGAATGTCTCAAGCTGCTCGGCATGGTCATCGTGTCGGACATGCGTAAGGGACTCCTCCGCGGCGTCAAACCGGACCTCTCGGAGGCACGCATCGAGGCGAAGCGCGAGGCCGGCTACCCGCGCCCGCACACGCCGCTCTTTGCGACGGGCGCGCTCTTCAACTCCATCGCGGCGAAGGTGGAGGAAAAGAAGTGAGCCTCATCCGCCGCAAGCTCCGCATGGACCGCGTGGTGCGACGTTTCGCGCTCACGGCGGACTTGCTCATCGAGCGCTTCGGTGGCGGTGCCTACGTGGACGGCCGCTGGGTGAACGAGCAACCGCAAGTTGTGGCGCTCACGGCGAACGTACAACCCGCGGGCGGGCGCCAGCTCATGCGGCTCCCCGAGGGTGAGCGCACGCGCGACAACATCACGGTTTGGGCCACGACGCTCATCCGCCCCGTGGCGCGCCAAGAGGGCAAGCCCGGAGACATCGTGTTGTGGAACGGTGAGCGCTACGAAGTGGTCACCCTGAACGACTGGAGCGCGAACGGCGACTACTGGGAAGCCACGTGCTCGAAGGTGGACCAATGACGAGCCCGGCGATGGACTGGCGCGCCATTGAGGCGGCGTTCAAGGGGCTCGTCAAAGGAGCCATCGGGCTGGAGTGCGTGTGGGGGAACAGCAACGGCGTTCAGCCTGACCGTTCCTACGTCATGCTCAACTGGCTCGGGTTCGATAATATTTCCGATAGCGGGTCTTATGACTCGTTCGATGAAGCGCGTAACGTCATCATGCGCAACTACTACGCCAGTCGCACGGCGGAAGTAGATGTGCAAGCGATTGCAAAGAGCAATCGTGCCGGGGACAACGCGCTCGCATTTGTGGATGCGCTCATGGTCGCCTTCGACATGGAAGCGCTCCCGAAGAGATGGCTTGCGCCGGTAGGCATAGCCGTGTCAGATTTCACCGCAGCGCGACTTCTCGACGCAGTCGAGGACGGTGGCCGCATCGTCAGCCGCGCAGCATTCACCCTAAAACTCAACCTGGCCGCTAACGTGGCCGGGGCAGAGACGCCGACCACCATCGAATCGGTGGCGCTCACCGGCAATGTTTCTGGCCTAACCGGCGCGTTGAGCGTCGCACGAGAGGACACCTAATGGCTGGCTTGGACGACATCATCAACCTGACCATCACCATCGAATCCAGCTCCATCACGCGGGCAGGCTTCGGCACGCCGCTCGTGGCGGACTACAACACCCGCTACAGCGGCGCTCTCGTGCGCAGCTACAGCAAGCCAAGCGCGATGGTGTCGGACGGCTTCGTCATCTCAGACCCGGCTTACGTCGCGGCGAATGCGATGATGAGCCAGAACCCGCGCCCGCGCACGGTGAAAATCGGGCGCCGCACGCACGCGCCCTCGCAGCGCTTCAACTTCACGCCGCTCACCGGCACCGCGCGCACCTACGCTTTCGGCATCGCCATCACGGGCGGCGCCAAGCAAACGGTAAGCTACGCGGCGGCCTCGTCCGATGCGGCCAGCACCATCGTCAACGCGCTTTCCGCGCAAGTGGCTGCGCTCTCGGGCTACAGCTCGGCGGCGCTCACGGCGAGCAACCAAACGGGTGTGCTGCGTATCCAAGGTCCGGCCTCGGGTCCCAAGTTCGTCATCACGGACGCGGACATCACCCAATGGACGAGCATCCTGGACGACACGCAAGACAACTCGCTTGCCACGGACCTCGATGCCATCGAGCTGGAAGATTCGGACTGGTACGGCTTCATCAGCACGTCTAAGGGCACGAACGAGCTGAGCGCCGCGGCCGGCTGGGTTGCGGCGCGCCGCAAGTTCTTCATCGGCGGCACGCAAAACTCGGACATCGCAAGCTCGGGCTCGGGTGACATCGCGAGCACGCTCAAGGCCGCATCGCAAATACGCACCGCGCTCTTCGTGAACGACGGCGCGAACAACCAAGGTGATGCCGCGTTGCTCGGCAAGTGGCTCCCGTACACGCCGGGCTCAGAAACGGTGAAGTTCAAGACCCTCATCGGTCAAGTGCCGACGAAGTGGACGGACACCCAGCTCGGCTACCTCCGCGCGAAGAACGCCAACCACTACATCAGCGTGGCCGGCACGAGCATGGTTGCCGAGGGCAAGACTTGCCAAGGCGAATTCATGGACACCATCCGCTTCGTGGATTGGCTCTACGCCAACATCCAAGAGGAGGTCTTCGGTATCCTCAACCGCGAAATCAAGGTGCCGTTCACCGATGATGGCGTGGCGCAAATCGAAAGCGGTATCCGCGCGGTGCTCAAGCGCGGCGTGAACGCTGGCGGCCTGGCGAAGAACCCGGCTTTCAGCGTGAGCGTCCCGCTCGTGGCGGACGTGAGCACGCTCGACAAGAGCGCGCGCCGTCTGCCGGACATCACCTTCAACGCGACGTTGGCCGGCGCGATTCACGAGCTGGATATTTCGGGAACCGTGTCCGTCTAAGACGGCACCACAGAAAGGGAGAGCACAATGGGCTTGAAAGTTTACGACCCCGCACAAGTGGTGGTGGTCTTCGGCGGGGCGAAAATCGACGGTATGGCGCCGTCCAGCCGAGTCAAAATCACCTTCCCCGAGCTGTACACGAAGGTGGTGGGCATTGATGGTGAGGTGGGCCGCGGCAAGAAGAATGACCGCACGGCCTCGGTCACCATCGAGCTGCTCCAGACGAGCGCGAGCAATGACGTGCTGATGGCGTTCTTCATCGCGGACGACGCGAGCCCCATCGGCGCGATTCTTCCGCTCATGATTAAGAACCTCAACGGCACCACGCTCTTCGTTACCCCGGGCGCGTGGATTAAGAAGTTGCCCGAGGTCACCTACGCGGCGGAGGTCGGAACCAACACGTGGGAAATCGATTGCTCGGATGTGGAAAGCTTCGTCGGCGGGCAGGTGTCCGTCACGGGCTAACCCGTTTCGCGAACGCCCGCGGCCGGAGAGACGGCCTCACGCTCTCACCCAAGGAGGATTAAATGGCTACGTTTCCAGTCACCAAAGTCATCAACGGCGTCACCTACGAGCTGCGCGCCATGGACCCGCTCCTCGTGCTCGACCACGGGAGCAAGCTCGTGGCGGAGATTGCCGGCCCCGTCACGGACAAGCTCGCTGAGGGCGGCCGGGTTGAATTCACCAAAGCCGCTTTCGTCCAAGTGGGCGTGGGCGCCATTGGCGAAATCTTGAAGCGCTTGGCCGCACCGGCCGTGCGCGCCGCGGTGCTCGACATCTTCAACTACGCGAGCGCCAACGGCGTGGAGCTTCAAGCCACGTGGAAAGTCCACTTCCTCGGCAAGACCAAGGACATGGTGGCCTTTTTGGCCTTTGCGTTGGAGGCACAGTTTGCCGATTTTTTCGTCGGGCTGGGCGAGCAGGTAGCCGGCGCTCTGAAAGAGCGTTTCGCGTCGCTCGCCTTAGCCACGGCGCCAAAAACGTAGGACTGCCCACGCACCTCGCGTGGCAATACCCGGTCCTACGGCTCGTCATCGAGAGGGTGGCGAGCTTAGAAGAGGTGCGAAGGAGTTGGACGATAGGCCAAGTGCTCGATGTGAACGAGTTGCTTGACCTTCAAACGGACGCCGAGCTGAACGTGGCGGAAGCGCAACGGGATGCGGTGGAGGCGCAGAGAGCGAAGTAGGAGAGACGCGTGGCCACGGTGCTGGAGGAATACCTCGTCAAGTTCGGCTTCGACACGAAGCTTGAGGGCGTGGACCGAATGGTGGGCTTGCTCAAATCGAGCAAGGAACTTTTCAGCACCATCCGTGAGCCGTTCGACGCGTTCAACCAAGCGCTTACGGCGCTTGGGACCATTACCAGCGCCATCACCAAGCCCATCGCCGATGTCATCCACATGACCACGGAGACGGCGCTCGCGGCAAACGAGCTGGGCGACTCCGCCAAGCGCCTCGGCGTGGCGACCGAAGACCTTGAGCGCTTCGGCTACGTCGCGGACATGAGCGGCAGCTCGGCCGAGAGCATGAACCAAGCGCTCTTCTTCCTCAACAAGGAGATGGCAAACGCCGCCTCCGGCAACAAGGAGAGCGTCAAGACCTTCACGGACCTCGGCGTCAAGCTCACGGACGTGAACGGCAAGACGCGCGAGACCGGCGCGGTCATGCGTGAGACGCTTGCGGCAATCGCGAAGATTGAAGACCCGGCGAAGAAGAACGCCGCGGCGCTCGGCGTCTTCTCCAAGGCCGCGTTCGACATCAAGGGCGTGCTGGAGCAAGACACACAAGCGCTTGCGGATTTGAACGCAGAATTTGACATCCTCGGCGGACCCACGAGTCAGAAGCTCATTGCTCAAGGCGCCGAGCTGGACGACTCGTTCAACCGCATCAAGCGCGCGGTGGACGGCTTCAAGCGAAGCTTCACTGAGGGCATCATGCCCGCCTTCAACGGCTTCACGAAGTGGGTGGAAAAGTTCTTGAAAGAGAACGGGCCGGGCATCCGGCGCTTCTTTGAAACGCTCGGGACGGTCATTGCGACGATGGCGGACGTAGCGGGCGGTGCGCTCGATACGTTCTACCAAGCGCTCAAGCACGTCTTCGACAACTTCGAGATGTACGGCGTCATCCTCCTCGCGTTCAAAGCGAAGAGCGTGGCCGCTGCCATCGCCTCGGGCGCGGCGTGGGCCATTGCAAACGCACCACTTCTCCTCGGCATCGCCGCGGCGGCGTTGCTCCTCCTCGCCATTGAGGACTTCTTCGGCTTCCTCGAAGGCAAGGACTCCGTCATCGGTGACATCGTCGCGCATTGGGACGAGTGGTCCGAGAAGATGCGCGAAATTTCGCCCATCCTTGGCACCATCATGGACGCGCTCGGCGGCGTGGGCCGCGGCATCATGGCAATCGTGGAGATGTTCCGCGGGTTGCTCGCGGCGTTTCGCGAGGGCGGATGGCAAGCCGTTTGGAAGGAAATCTCCGAGTCCTTCGACACGGCGGTCACCTATTGGAAGGGCGTCTTTATGGGCTTCCTCTCGTGGCTCGGCGAGGTCTTCACAAGCGCCGGGTCTGCGATTTGGGCGAAGCTCACCGGAGGTCTCAAGAGCCTCGCCGGTTCGCTCGGCATTGACATCGGTGGAGCCGGTGCGGGCGCCGCGGCGAGCGTCGGCGCGAGCCCGAGCACCGTCACCAGCTCGATGTCTTCGAGCAGCTCCAGCAATCGCACCACGAACCAAGTGAGTGCGCCCATCACCATTCAAGCCTCACCGGGCATGAACGAGCGCGAGTTGGCCACGCAAGTGGAGCAGCGTTTTCAAGAGATGTTCCGGTCTGAGGTGCGCGCGTCCTACCCGGACGTGGCCTATGGGAGATAGCCATGGGTCTTCCGTTCATTCCGGTACATGCCAAGCTCACAGCCTTCGATGAGAATGGCATCCCGGTCTACTTCAAGACGATTGACGTGATGCTCTCCGAGACCCACGTGAGCAAGGTGCAAGTGTCGCGGCATCCTGTAGGCAAGGGCATCCCGGTTGCGGACAACGTGCGCCCCGAGCCCAAGACCTTCGAGTGCGTGGCCTACTTCACGGACACGCCGGCCGCGGTGGACCAAATCATCGAGAAGACCTCGAAGGGTTTGGAGAGCGTGAGCGAGACCTATGACCAGCTAGCGGAAATAATGACGAAGGCGTGGACCTTCACCGTCAAGACGAGCTTCCGCGAGTACGAAAACATGGTGCTCGAAAGCATGAGCGTCCCGCGCGCGAACGACCGCGCGAATTGCATTGAGGCAAGCCTCAAGTTCGTGGAGTTTCGCAAGGCACAGAGCGTGCGCGTCGGCATCCCGGCGAAGAAGCCCGCGGCGAAAGCAGCGGGTAAAGCAGCAGCGAAGGGCGCGCAGACGGCCACCACCGCGGCGAAGGAGACCTCCAAGACCGTAGCGAAGAAGGCTTTGAACTTCGTGACCAAGCTTTTGAAATAGGACGGACCATGTTGCTCGTGACGACGTACCCACAAGAAGAAAACTACAACATGCAAGTGAGCCTCGAAGGCGTCACCTACGTGCTGTCTTTTCTGTGGAACGCGCGGTGTGAGGCGTTCTTCATCAGCATGGCGAGCGTGGACGGGACGAAGCTCGTCTCCGGCGTGAAGCTTTGCGCAAGCACGCCGCTCTTTGCAAACGTGCGCCTTGGGCCACCTGGTGTGCTCTTCGTTTACGACTCCTCGGGCCAAGACAAAGACCCGGGCAAGCTGGAGCTGGGCAAGGACAAACGGTGTCAGCTCTACTATCTCACGGCCGCGGAGGTCGCGCTCCTCCAGCAAGGTTATGACGTGTTTGCGGGAGCGGTAGATGCCTCAACGTGACCTCTTTGACCGCGTGTGCATCGTCAACGTTGACGGCTCGGAGCTGATAAACTTCGACGTTGACGGCGAGGTCGTGCTCACGACTGAGACCACGCCGAACAAAGCCAAAATCAAAATTTACAACTTGGACAAGGACCTCCAAGCAGCGGTGCGCAAGAAGGACGCGCGCGTGGCGCTCACGCTCGGCTACCAGAATGCGGACTTTGCGGAGGTGTTCCTCGGGGACATCCGCTACGCGCCGAGCGGGCTCGTGGGCTCGGACTGGGTAACGGTGCTCGAAGCTGGAGACGCAGAGCGCGCGATTCAACAGAGCCAAGCGGGCATCACGTGGGCGAAAGGTAAGGACGTGTCGAAGGTCGTGGAGGAGCTGCTCCAGACCTTCGAGGACGTGGACATGGGGGATTTTCAACAGACCTTCAAGTCGAAGATGATGGAGCAGTTTCCAAACGGCGGCGCGTTCAGCGGTAACAGCATGCGCGTGCTCGATGAGATTTTGCGCGGCTACGGCTGGAGCGTGAGCGTCCAGAAGCGCAAGTTTCAATTCATTCAGCTCAGCACCGGCAAGAACACGGAGATAGTGCAATCACTCGACCCGAGCACCGGGCTCATTGATGAGCCGGACGTGGGCGAGCCGGACAAGAAGACGGGCAAGGCGAAGGCGAAAATCACATCGCTGCTCATGCCGAAGATTATCCCAGGGTGCCAAGTGCACGTGACCGGCACGACGGATGGGCTCCGCGATGGTGACTACACGGTGCAAAAAGTCACGCACCAGTTTTCCAACTGGCAACCCAAGCCGTTCTATACGGTGATGGAGGCCACGACCACATGAAACAGAAGACCATTCAGGGCGAGGAGCACGTCCTCGTGTTGCTCAAGGTGCTCCAGAAAGACGAATTTGAGCGCCCGCGCTCGTGCGAAATCGTTTACGACGATATGCGCGTGAAGCTCGAAGGCGGCGAAGAATTCATCACGGCATGGATACCGCTCCACCTCACCACCGCTGTGACGAAGGGCGAGGCATGAGCGAGCGCGAGCCTACACTCACGATGCTGCTCACGGCCGCGATTCAATCGCGGCTTTTGGAGTTTCACGTCATGTTGCCGGCGACCATCGAGTCCTATGACGCGGCGGCCGGCACCGTGAACGTGAAGATTCTTTTGAAGAAGCAACAACCGCTCCCGGACGGGACGGTGGACCTCAAGGACTTTCCTCCCATCGAAGACGTGCCGGTGATGTGGCAGCGGTGCGGCAAGGCGTGGATTACGATGCCGCTCGCGCAAGGTGACACGGGCATGGTCATCTTTGCAGACCGTTCGCTCAGTAAGTGGAACCAAACGGACAAGGGTCAAGTGGTGGACCCGCAAACGCTCAGCATGCACAACTTGGACGGCGCCGTATTCATGCCCGGGCTCACGCCGCCGAAGAACGCGCTTGAGTCGCCCGACACGGACAACGTGGTCATCCACACGGAGACCAAGTTGGACTTGGGCGAAAAAGGGTTGAACGACACGGACAATCTAATTGCGCTTGCGAAGAAAACGAAGGACGAAATCAGCGCGCTCCGCCAGTCATTCGTGGACTTCATCAACAACAACTACACGGGGCACATGCATCCGAGCGCGATGGGCCCGACCGGCAACCCCATCCCCGCTCCGCCCGTTGTTCCGCCGAATCCAGTGCAAGACGTGGCCGCCACGAAGGTGAGGGCCAAGTGAGCTTCCGCCCCACTGAATTCGCCGCGGACCTTGCCAACATCTCGGGCGCCGATGAGACCGCTACTATCGCAGCGTGGCGCGCGGCGTTCTACACCTACGAGCGCCAATGCATCACGGACAACGGCGTCTCCATCACCGCGAGTGGCGCGGCACACTCGACTGCGCTTGATGCATTCTCGGCGGCGATGGTCGGCTTGTCCGACCTCAGCACCGGGGGCGCGCCAAAGATTCAAGCGGCCATCATCGCGTTTTGGGACTACATCGCGAACCCGAGTAACATCGGTTTTTATTTCGCTGGCGGTTCTAATATGGTGAAGCCTTCGGGACTCACCGGCATTCAAGCAGCCATAGAAGCGACCTATCCGGGGAACCTTGCGATTGATGTGAACTTGCCGATTGCCACGCAACGTTCCATGGCGTGCACGAATGTCGCAAACGCCATTCACGGTTGCCACTCGGGCGGGACGGTGCGCATCGGCGGCGTGGACAGGGTAATTTCATGAGTGACATCAAGCTGGACAACACGCACGATATTGACGTGACCAACTCGGAGGTCACGCTCGTCTACGACGAAGAGGCTATCACCCAAGAAATCAAAATCGGGATGCGCTTCTTTCAGGGCGAGTGGTTCTTAGACCAACGCGTGGGCATCCCCTACTTTCAGCGCATCTTCACCGGGGAAAAGACTGATGACATGGCCATTGTTCAGGCCACGTATCGGCGCGCGCTCTACAGCATCCCCGGGGTGCTCAACGTCGATTACGTCAACGCGAGTTACGACGAAGATTCATCGCTGCGCCGCGTGAACGTGGAGTGGCGCTGCCAGGTTTCGGGACAGCCGGAGACATTCATTGAGGGCGTGGAAGCGCTCGTGATACCGTAAAAACGCGGGTCAGGAAGGGACTATGCCAGGGCTCACGTCCTCGGGCTTTGAAATCAAGGACTTGGATACCATCCTCACGGAGTGCGAGGCCGAGGAGAAGAACCTCTTGGGTCAATCGCTCAACGTGCGCCCCACCTCCGTGCCGGGCGTCTTCAACGGCGTCTTTTCGGCGAAGCTTTCCGAGATGTGGGAGGTCACGGAGGAGGTCTACTCGGCGTGGAACCCGGACACCGCCACGGGTGTATCCCTTGACCAACTCTGCCAAATCACGGGCGTCATCCGGCTCGCGGCAACGCAGAGCACGGTGACGCTCTCGCTCACCGGCACGCCCGGCACGCCCATCCCGACCGGGCGCCGAGTTAAAAACGCAAGCACAAATACTTACTGGACGAATCCACTCTCCGGCGTCATCGGTGGCGGCAGCTCCGTGCTCATCGGCTTTCAAGCCGAAGAGACGGGCCCGAGCATCGGCATTGCCGGGACGCTCACCATCATTGACACGCCGGTCTCAGGCTGGAGCGCGGTCACGAACCCGTCCGATGCGGTGCTTGGTCGCGATGAAGAAACGGACGCGGACCTCCGCGTGCGCCGCGCCGAGCTGCTCACGGCCGCGGGCAAGGGCACCGTGGACTCCATCCGCGCGGACGTGCGCAACGTGGACGAGGTCACGGACGTGGAGGTGTACGAAAACACCACGCTCGTCACGGATGTGGACGGGCTCCCGGGCAAGGCGTTTGAGGTGCTCGTCTCGGGCGGCGACAATGACGCCATCGCCCAAGCGATTTGGGACAGCAAGCCGGCCGGCATCAGCGCGCACGGCTCGGCGAGCGGCATGGCCTATGACGCGCTTAGCGCGCAGCGCCCCATGTTCTTCACGCGCCCGACGCTCAAGAACACCTACTTGGCGGTTACTGCCACCACGGGCGTGGGTTTCAGCGGGCTCACCGCGGACATCGCGCAATCGCTCGTGAGCTTCGGTAACGTCGCCTACGGCATCGGCGATGATGTCGTCCGCCAGCGCTTGCGCGGCGCCACCTTCGTCGCGGGCGTCATAGACAACACGGGCTTTGCGCTCGACTACTACGCTTCGCCCACGGCCAACTCCAACTTGCCGGTAGGCTCGCGCGAGCGCGCGACCTTCGACACCTCGCGCGTATCGGTGACCTTGCTATGAGCAAGAACCTTGAGCACAACACACAGCACCGCCAGCAAGCGCGAGACCTCGTCATCGAGCAATTCAAGCGTTCGCAGCGGTTCAATGACTGGCTTGGGGTCTACGTAGACCAAATCCAAGACCTCGAAGATGCGTTGTGGGACCTCTACACGAAGCGCGGTGTGGACACGGCCGAGGGCGTCCAGCTCGATGTGCTCGGCGTCATCGTTGGACAGCCGCGCAACGGCCTCAGCGATACGGACTACCGCACGCGCATCAAGGTCCGCATCCGTCTTAATCGCGCTAGCGGAATTGCGGACGATATTTACGACGTGTTTGGGCTCATGCTCGGCAACCAAATCGGCGCCGTCTCGCTTCAAGAGGCGTATCCGGCCGGGCTCATCGTTCAGATGAACGAGTATGTGGACACGTCGCCCGCGGTGCTCGCGGAGATTTTGCGCGAGGCGCGAGGCGCCGGGATTGACACCAGCCTCGTGTGGCTCCCGAGCGCGGACGGCATCTTTGAGTGTAGTTCAGACGCAGCGCCCGAGGTGGATAGCCCGGACGAAGGTTTCGCCACGGAGACGTTCAAGGCTTCCGTGTACAATCACGGGAGCAGCGCACCGGGTGAATACACCTCCATCGCGCATGCTCCATTCTTGAATGTGACGGTTGCGGTGGGCGCGCAAATCACCACCTCGTCCAAAATCATGCGCTCCACGGACGGCGGTCAAACGTGGACCGCCATCACGCCGCCGACCGGCGCTTATTGGGTCACGGTGGCGTGGGCACAAGCTCACAACATGTTCTATGCCTTCGGGCACAACGGCACCGTCATCCGCTCGACCACGGGCGCTTCGTGGTCTGTGGCCGCAACCTTGACCTACGGCTACACGTCTATGGCGTGCTCGGACGGCGGCTTGCTCGTGGCGACTTACGGAGCAAATCGCACCGCTACATCTACAAACGGGACTTCGTGGAGCGAGAACAACACGGGGTTGAACCTCTATCAAGTCGCGTATGCGCCTTATCCACTCAACCGCTTCGTGGCCGTGGGCGCGCCGGGACTCTACTATTCTTCGGACGGCGTATCATGGACACAAGGCTATGCCGGCCCAGGTTCGGGCACGGGCTGCGTTGCGTGGAACGCCAAGCTCCAGTTGTTCTTTGCGTTCCTCTCCGCCGCAACGGGCTCGTTTTACAGCTCGACTGATGGTATCAACTGGGACATCGTTGTGGACGCTACGTCCGAGATTTGGGTAGCCATCGCCGCGTGCGGCAACAAGTTCTTGGCTCTCACCTATAACGATGCAAGCACAACTATTGCCGTCTTCGACGGGGCGAACCTCAGCACATTCTATGATGCCTCGTTGCAATACGGCTACAGCTCCATGTGCACGATGGGCGTGGAGCAAGACAAAGCAATCTCACCCACGCTGGGAAACCAGATAGTTGCGGTGTTTGCCGTTCCTTCGGGCGGCCAACTCGCTGGCGTTTTGGAGGCTTAAAGCATGAGCGGCGCAGCACCTACAGAAGACCTAACCTGGGCGGAAAGTGCTCCGGGTTACGGCATTGTTGAACCGACCACGAAGCGCGTGGCCGGTTGGAACCCTGGCGACAAGCCGCCCGCGGAGTGGCTCAATTATTGGATGCGTGGCGTGGGACGCATGCGCGTCTACTACGGCAACAAGAACGTGGCGGGCGGCATCGTCGGTTTGCATGACACGAACGTCTCCGCCGCGTGGGCGGCGACCGCCGCGAGCGCGAACGCCCTCTCCGTCACCGGTCACGGTACGGGCGCGGGCGTGGTCGGCGCGGGCGGTGCCTCGGGCTCGGGCGTGGTCGGCAGCACGACGGCGGGCAGCGCCGCGAGCGCCGCGGGCGGTTTCTTTACGGCATCAGGCGGGTCCCATGGACGCGCGGTATGGGCCATCGCTGGTGCTGGCGCGAGCGGCACGGGTGTCTTTGCGACGGCGCCGAGCGGCACCGGTCAAGCTATTTGGGCTGTGGGTGTCTCCAACTCCAATGCCATTTGGGCGCAGGGTCCGGCAAGCGGCGTAGCACTGCTTGCGGAAGGCGCCGGCTCTTACACGCTGGACGTGCGCAACAACCGCGCTGCGCTCTCGGGCGTCATCGCGCGCTTCCTCTACACGGGCGCGAGCGCCGCGGCCACGGGTACGTTCACCAGCGTCACCGCTTCGGCGAGTGGTGTGGGCGGCGTCTTCGAGGGCGCAACGGCCGCGGGTACGGGCGTTGTGGCTTCGGGCTTCATCGGTATGTCTCTCTCCGGCGCCGCCGCGGCTTCAAGCCGCGGTTTGACCATCAGCACGGGCGCCGCAGCGGGCGCGTTTGGTGCGGTCATCTCGGCGGCGTCCGCCGCATCCGGTGCGTTGCAGCTCACCCAGTCCTTCGGCGGCTCCAACACGAGCTATGGTCTCTACATCAACACGAGCGGCGGCAGCTCCAACGGCCGCGCGCTCTACATCGGTGACAACAACAACGCGCCCGCGGCGCAGATTGACGCCTTCGGTTCAGGCGCGGCGGCCGTGGTCATCACCCACTCCGGCACGCTCAACGGCGGTGTGCCGCTGCGTCTTACGCCGAAGGCCACAACGGCGGCGACCTCCAGCTACACGCCGGTTGCCGGCGACTTCTACATTGACTCCACCACGAACGCCATCCGCTACTACGTGGGCGGCGCGTGGCGTTCACTGACCGGCGCGTAAGGGAGGTCCGTTTGTCGTCTACCAATGGCATGTCCGAGCCCGCGGAATTTGACATCGTCATCAAGAAGGGTGCGGAATTTGAACTTCCGTTTCTCCTCGAAGACGCGAGCGGGCCGATGAACCTCTCCACGTGGAGCTTCAAGTCCCAAGTGCGTGACCCGAACGGCGTGCTCTTGCTGGAGCTGTACGTGGTCAACGTCAATTTGGCCGCGGGCTCGGGCAAGCTCTACGCGAGCGCGAGCGCTACGGCCGCCATCACCGCCGCGCTCACGGACCCGCGTAACCCGGCGCGGTTTGCGGTCGGCAACTGGGACTTTTTCGGCGGCCCCGCGGCGGCCACGGCGACCGAGGACAATTGCTACATGCAAGGCGCCGCCAAAATTTATCCACGCTACAGCGTCCGCTAAGGAGAGCACATGGGAGTGAGACTCACGATTTCACCTGTGACCGTTGTGGTCCAGGTGAACACGGGCGGAGGAGGTGGCGGAGACCCCGTCACCTTCGAGACGGTGCGGGATGCGCTCGCGCAAGCGGATACGCCGGTAGACTTCAACGGCGAAGAGTTGACGAGCTTGGCGGACCCCACGGGACCGCAGAGTGCCGCGACGCGCGCTTACGTGGATGCCAACGCTTCGGGCGTAGGCTCGCGCATCGAGCTGGACGATGACATCGCGCTCACGAACGTCTCGCGCGGCAACACCTACGTAGCGACGGCCGCGGAGCAAGTGACCGCGACGCTTCCGGCAAGCAACACCATCGGCGCGGGTGTGCGCTGGGTCAACCGCTTCGTGGCAAGCTCGGACGGGCTTGTGGTGCTCGCGCAAGGTGGGGATTCACTGCTCTACTACGGCGCGAGCGGCGCCGGGCTCACGAGCATCAACGCGGGCGACTCGATAGATATTGAGTATATCGGTAACGGCACCTACAACGTTGTGGGAGTCGTCGGACAAGGATGGGTGTTCCCATGATGAAACGTTTTTATCCGCTTGCGCTTTTCGCTCTCTTGGTCGTGCTCGCTGGCGCGACCAAGATTGCTTCGCTTCCTCCGTTTGACGATGCCACGGACATTGGCAAGGGCGCCGTCATCGGACCGAGCGGTAACGTTGCGTGGCGCCGACCCATCTCGCGCATCAGCAAGACCGGCACTGTCACGCTCACACCGCAAGAGAGCGGCTCGCAAATCGCGCTGGATACGGCCACGGTTACGTTGCCCGACTGCGACGGAACGAACGGACTTTGGTTCGTGTTTTCGTGCTCCACCCTACCGAGCGCGGTGCGTGCGAACACGGGTGACTTGATTCAGCTCGGTCACATCTACTTGGCTGCGCCCAAAACACTCGTGTGTATGGAGGACGATGCAGTCCTCCAGCTCTACTGCTCGGGCACCTATTCGGGTTTTGGGAGCTGGCACGTCATTGCCTACAGCGAAGTTTTCGGCTCGTCCGAAACGGGTGTGGTTGCGCCCACGGGTGTGGACACCGTCTACCCCACCATCAACTACTTCGACAAAAGCACACCAGACTATTCTTCGGTCCCGCTCAATGACAGCACCTTCGGCGTATTGTGGTGGGACCGTGGCTACACTTGGTATGGAGACTGGGTTGCCGGCATCTACTTGCGAAACAGCATCGTAGAACACGGAGGGCAGCTCTATCGCTCTACCGCAACGTTCACGACGCAAGAGCCACCGGACACGGAGTGGACCACGTTTGACATCGGCGGCGCTGGCTCGCCGGGACCTACGGGACCGACTGGCGCCGCGGGCGCGCCCGGTGCGACGGGACCGACCGGAGCAAACGGGGCGGCCGGTGCCACTGGTGCAACCGGGCCGGGCTTCTCCGATGGCGATAAGGGCGACATCACGGTCAGCTCCGGCGCCACGGTGCTCACCATCGATAACGACGCGGTCACCTATGCCAAGATTCAAAACGTCTCGACTACTGACCGATTGCTTGGGCGTTTCAGCACGGGCGCGGGTGACATCGAGGAATTGACGTGCTCGGACTTCATGCAAGGCATGCTCGATGATGCCGACGCGAGCACCGCGCGGACCACGCTCGGGCTTGTCATCGGGACAAACGTACAAGCCTACGATGCCGAGCTTGCAGCCTTGGCTAGCACCACGAGCGCGGCGGACGCGGTGCCCTACTTCACCGGCTCCGGTACGGCTTCCACTCTCACATGCACGAGCGCGGCGCGAACGGTACTCGATGACACGACGGTCGCGGCGATGGTCAACACCCTCGGCGGGGCCACGAGCACGGGCACGGGCGGCCTTGTGCGCTCGACCGCGCCGACCTTCACCGGAACCGTGACCATCAACTCCACGAGCGTCACTGGTTTGAGCATCGTTGCCAACGCCGCAAGCGGTAACGCGGTCTCTGCCGAGGCGTGGGGTAGTGCCGCAGCGGTTGAAGGCAATAACACGGGCACCGGTTACGGAATACTCGCGCGCGCCGGCAACGTTGCTCGTGCACCGTTGCGCATCGTGCCGATGTCTGAGCCCACGAGCGTCTCTCCACAGATGGGCGAGGTCTATGTCACGAGCGGTCCTACGGGCGGGACTGGTATCCTCTACGTGCGCGATGGCTCGGCGTGGACGCGCGTCGGCAACCAAGCGGACTCGCTCGCGGCGAGCGTCATCACGAGCGGCACGATGGCCACAGCCCGGCTCGGCTCGGGCACGGCGGACAACACCACGTGTCTCTACGGTGACCAAACCTACAAGACGTGTGGTTCAGGCACCCAAGGTCCGACCGGCCCCACGGGCCCGGCCGGTGCCGGACTCTCAGACGGTGACAAGGGCGACATCACGGTCAGCTCTTCGGGCACCGTGTGGGACATTGACGCGAACGTCGTGGGCAATGCTGAGCTTCGGCAAGGTGGCGCCACGAGCGTCATCGGTCGCAGCGCAAACAGCACCGGCAACGTGGCGGACATCTCCGCCTCTTCGGACGGTGATGTCCTCAGACATGCAAGCGGTATTATTTCTTTCGGCACGCTGGCGACGGCGAGCTACGCCAATGACTCCGTAACCTACGCGAAGCTCCAGAACGTGAGCGCCACGGACCGCTTGCTCGGGCGTGTATCGAGCGGCGCGGGTGATGCCGAAGAGCTGGTGTGCACGGACCTCGCGCAATCGCTTCTTGACGATGCGACCACGAACGACATGCAAACGACGCTCGGGCTCGTCATCGGTACGAACGTTCAAGCGTATGACGCTGAGCTGGCGGCGCTCGCGAGCACCACAAGCGCGGCGGATGCAGTGCCTTACTTTACCGGCTCCGGGACGGCGTCCACACTCACTTGCACGAGCACCGCACGCAACTTGCTGGACGATACGAGCACGGGTGCGATGCGCACGACCTTGGGCGTGGCCATTGGCTCGGACGTGCAAGCCTATGACGCCGAGCTGGCGGCCATCGCCGGACTCACGAGCGCCGCGGACTCCTTCCCGTACTTCACGGGCTCGGGCACGGCGGCGTTGGCGACCATCACGAGTGCCGCGCGCGGTGTGCTCGATGAGAGCAGCACGGCGAACATGCGCACGGCGATGGGCGTTGCCATTGGAACGGACGTACAAGCCTACGATGCCGAGCTTGCAGCGCTCGCGGGCACGACCTCCGCCGCAGACGCGGTACCTTACTTCACTGGCTCCGGCACCGCTTCCACGCTCACATGCACGAGCGCTGCGCGTACCGTCTTGGACGACACGACCGTGGCCAACATGGTCAACACCCTCGGCGGCGCCACAAGCACGGGCACGGGCGGGCTTGTCCGTATCGACGGCGCGAGCCTCACCGGCACCGTAGGCATTTCAGGCTCGCTCGGCATTACGGGACCGGCGTGGAGCCGGCAACCATCCACGGTCACAACGGGCGGCACCACCTTCACGTGTGACTTCGCGCTCGCTAATGAATGCGTGTTTGACGCGCAAGGCAGCTCGGGCAACCTCACTGCGACGTTCAGCAATCCGCAAGCCGGCGCGTCCTACGTCATCAAGCTCGTTCAGGGCTCCAGCGCACGCACGTACACATGGCCCGGTACCGCGAAATGGCCGGGCGGTACGGCACCCACGGTGACCGCGACCAATGACGCGGTGGATGTCATCTCGTGCTACTACGACGGGACTAACTACCTCTGCTCCTTCATTTTGGATGTCCGATGATTCGTGCACGCTTCGCCATCGTTCTTGCTGCGCTGCTTTCGCTCGGCTTCAACCACCACGTTCGCGTCACCATCAAAACGAGCGGTGCGCCCCCGCCAAGCTGGAGCAACACCAAATCGTGCAAATACGCCGGCACCGCGACGGGTACAGCCGGCCGCACGAATTGGGGTCAGCCCGCGGCGTGGTGTACGAACCCGAGCACGAACGCCTACAGCTTTTCGTTTTGGTTTCGCGCCAACACGGGCGGCAGCGAAAACGTAGACGGCGCTCTCCTCACTTCGGCGGACCAAAGCAGCAACTCCCACATGCGCACGGGTTTCTCCGGGACCGCCATCAACAACATCTACGCGGGTGGTAACTTCGTCTCGGGCACGTGCACCGGCATGACCTCGGGCACGTGGTATCTCGTCACCTACGTCTTCACGGGCACGGGGCAGATGAACCTCTACGTGGGTAACAGCTCCACCGCGTGCGTGACCCAGAACCCCGTAGGCACGGATACATGCACTCGCGATTTTATTTTCAACACGTTGCGCTCCACGACGAACGCGGACACCGCGTTTGGGGAATGGGGCACTCCAAATTTGGACGAATTCACGGTGTGGAACACGGCCTTGACGGGCACGGACCATGTGAATTTGCAGAGCAGCGGGCATGCGGTGGACCCCACGACGCACGCAAAGGCCGCGAACCTCATCAACTATTACCGATGCGGGGATGACCCGACCGATAGCAGCACGCTCCTCAATGACCAAATCGGCACCGTTGACGGGACTCACTCGGGCTCGGACGGCGTCACGTATCCTTCCGCCGTTCCCTAGGAGACCTAGATGTCGCAATACACCGAAGCAATCGCAGAGCTTAACGATGACTTGGTAGCCATCGAATTGAAGGTGGTGGCCTTGCGCGCCAAGTATGACGGCGTGGAGAAGCGGGACGCCGCATTCATCGGCGTGCTAGACGAAATCACAGCCGCTTTTGAGTCCCTCAAGTCCTGTATGGGACGCATTGACCTGGCCGCTGGCCAAGCACGGAGCAAAAAGTGAACACCCCCATGACCCCCGAAGAGAAGACCGCTCACCAGGAAACGCAAACGAAGCTTGCGAAAGAGGCGCGGGAAGCGCTCCTCTCGATGGCGACCGCCGAGCCCATCGTCAAATACTTCGCCTATGACCACCTCCCGGAGTTTCTCCGGGAGGTGAGCAAGCCCTTTGCGGACCTCGCGCTCGTCATGTGCCGGTCCATCCCGAGCAGCGCCGAGCGCGCGGCCGGTCTTCGTAAGCTACTCGAAGCCAAGGACTGTGCCGTCCGGGCGGTGCTCCCGTGAGAGTGTTACTTGCGCTCGCGCTTCTATCGTCATGTGCGCCGGCGGGAGGCATCCTCCTCTCGCCTACGCAAGAGGTCTATGACGACACGCAACGCGCGGCACTCGCCATCAACGCGGCCATTGGTGACGAAAAGGTCGTGCTCGGAACGGGCGGCCTCCATGTGACGGCCGGCGATAAGGAGTGCGGTTTCTTCGATGGTCTCATCATCGAAGTGGCGCGCGAATGCATCACGCTCGATGATGACGCCGGTCCGTGCGTCATCGTCCACGAGGTAGGTCACGCGCTTGGACTCGGACACTCCCAAGACCCGGGCTCCGTCATGTGGCCTAGTATCGTCGTGGGGCGTCGTCTGCAATACTGTGCAGAGTCGCTAGCGAAAGAATTAGCACTCGCCGGCAAGATTATTTTGCCGCCGAACGAATGAAGGAGGTCCGGTGAAGTTCAGCCACTTCTTTGATTTTTTCTTGTTTGATTTTTTCTTGGTCAGCTCGGGCGTCACGGCGTCCACGTTCCTGGCCGCTGGCGGAAGCGGTAGCGCTGGCGAGCTGGGTGGCGTGACCATCCCGAGCACGGTGCTCGGTCCCATCCTCGTGGGCGCCTTCACGCTCATCGCGTTCTTCCTTAAGCAATACTACACGGCCATGGTCAACGTGATGACGCGACAAAATGCCGAGCTGAAAGCGCTCAACGTCACCATCACCACCATGGACAAGCGCCTCGCCATCGTGGAGACGAAGGTGAGCGCTAAGTGATTGTCTTGAGCGTGGCGCACACGTTCAAAGCGCAGGGCGCCGCCTACGGCGGGCTCACGGAATACGAGGTCAGCAAGCGCGCGACGCGCGCGGCGTATGACTGGCTTTCGGGCCAGGGCATCCCGTGTTGTCTCTTCGAGACGGGAAGCTTTTCGCAGACGGAGAGCGTGCGGCCAAAGCAGCTAGCCGGGGCGATGGCTGACCTATCGGTGGAGATGCACCTCAACGCGTGGACGGACCCCGCGCGGAACTTCTCCGAGGTCATCCACCACCCCGGTAGCATTGCTGGGTTTGCCGCGGCATGCGCCGTGAGTGACCACTTAAAGAGCGGCTTCGGCGCCGTGAACCACAAGTGGCCGGCGAAGGGACCGCGCGGTGACGCCGGTCTCTTCTTCCTCAAAGGTCCGCGCCCTGCTATCATCGTCGAAGGTCTTTTTCTGAGTAACCCCGAACAAGCGGCGTGGCTTGCGACACCCGGCGCTCCCGAGACATACGGGCTTCTTGTCGCTGGAGGTTTGAAACAATGGTGGCTTTCTCGTTGACTCTTCTCTCGGCCCTCGTCGGCGCGGATGCGCCAGCTTCTCTGCCCACGGTTGACTTGGATGTGGGCGAGGCGCTCAAGCAACTTTTGGCCTCCTTGGGAGGCCTCAAGGGCGCGAGCGCGCTCGGTATCGCGGTCTTCGTCGTGCAAGGCGTGTTGCTTTTCTTCCGCACGCAATTGGCCGCGTTCACCGGCAAGTGGCGCCTCCTCATCGTGACCGGGCTCTCGCTCGTGGCGGGTGTGCTCGGTCTCTCGATGGCCGGCGTCCCCTGGACTACGGCACTCGTGCACGCCAACACGATTGCCGCCTTGCAAGTGTTCATTCATCAGCTCGTCAAGCAGCTCTCCGAGAAGGACCCGGAGCCCGTGCCCGCTCCCATTCCTCAAGGTAAGGACGGCCAGTCATGAGCGCAAGCGCCGCGTTCTTTTGCGGCGTGGTAGTCGGGTTGACCGTGGCGCTCATCGTGCTCGCGCTCGCCAAGGCCGCGGGCACGGAGACGCCGTGGGAGAAGGAAGAGGCCGCGAGACAAGCGGCGGACGTGAAGCGGGATGCAATCCGCCAAGACGAAGGAAAGATGCATGACCTCGTTGCAACCGTTACGCCGGGCGAAATGGACCTCATCGTTGCTGGCCGTGTCACTTTGCGCGATGTCTTGCGCGGGCGTGACGAGCCGGGCTCCCCCTTCTACCGCGCCCGCCCAAGCGACGGAGGCGCCCCCGCCAGCGAGCCAGCCGGTCAATCTGACCCTCCTAAGTGACCGGCTGTCCTTCGAGCCCCCGCCGTTTCTGCACAAGTGCATCCTCTCGGCCGGCGATGACCGCTACTGCGCCACGGAGCTGGAGTTTCGGCTCTTCCTCCATTGGCTCGTCTCGCACGAGACCGCCGTCAAGCTGGCCATCTCTGACATCGAAGAAGACCGGGACGTGTGGAAGGGTCGCGCCGAGGTCGCAGCATCGCAACAAGGGCTCAGCATCGGGGCGGTCATGGGCATCATCGGCGGCATCATAGCCGCGCTCGGGGTAGGTTTCGGGGCGGGTTACGGCTTCTCGCTGGCCAAGGGTAAGTAACCGCACTTGCGGTCAATCGTGCGCGAGACGGCTTCCAGCTCGTCCACGATGTGCGCTTTCCACATCATCGAGCGCTCCACTTCATTCGCGCACCATTCGAGTTGACCGTTTACCTCGCTGAGCTGGTGCTCAGCTCGGGCGCGGGCTTCTCGCTCAGCGGAAAGTTCTCCGCCAAGGATGATGACGACGGACACGAGAAGAAGTAGCCCACAGACGCAAGCGCCTCTAAGAATGCGGCGAAGGAGCGCCTTTCGCGTATCCATTGGCGGGGGCTTAGGCGGCTCCCCGGTCCCTTCAAGGCTAAGTTCTTCAAGCATGAGCACCATTGCGCCGCGTCCTCCGTTGCGATGATAGCACCCGGAAAGCCCTCGCGCTCGAAAGCTACGCCGCCCGCGGGCGTGCTGATGACCGGGAGCCCGTTCGCGAGCGCCTCCAAGACCACGTTCGGATAGCCCTCATGGATGGAAGTGCACACGAACGCGTCATAGCGCTCGGGATGCAGCTCCTTCCAATCTTTGTAGACGACGGTGCGCACGGTCACATTCGGGAGCTTCGACATGCGCGAGAGCGTGTCCAGCCCGAAGAAGTCTTGGCTGTCACCGATGACATCGAACAAGAACGGCTCATGCGTAGCCGCAGCGTGGAGCGCCACCTTGTAAAGCAACTCCAAGTTTTTATTGCGGTTGATGGAGCCGGCCCACAAGAAGCGGAGGAGCCGCTCGGGTTTGTGCGCGGGCGCGTCCGGCGTAGCTTCGACGGGCGTCCCGGCCATCGCCACGCGCTCGGACGGGTAACCAAAGAGCCGGGCGAGGTCGTCCGGCAATTTGCGATTGTCCGTGATGACGCCACCAAGCGCGGACATCGAGCGCGAAAACTGGCCCTCCGCCGCGTAGCCGCCAAGGTGCGGCGCCTCCTTCAAGTGCTCGAAGGCGTAGAGCGAGGCGTAGACGCGCCCTGTCTTGAGCGCGGGCGTGCGCGCGAGCGCGTCCCATGCGGCGCGGGAGTTGACGATGTGAATGCAGCCCGAGAATTGGACCATGAGCCGTTGCAACACGAGCACGCGCTCCGACGCTTCAAGGAGCATGAGCGCCGCGGCAGCTTGCCGCGCCCATTCGTAACCGCTCCGGCCCTCGGTCGCGATGCACACCGGCACACCACCGCGCTCTAAGACGGCGTTGCGGTAGTGCTCCACGCGCTTGTCTGCGCCTCCGCCGAGGCCGGCGAAGAGGATGAGGTGCGTGGCATACTCAGGCACCACCGCGGCGATGCGATGATAGACCTCATACGCCATTTGCGAGCCCGGCACCGCATACTTCGGCCGAGACAAAAGCTCGCGATGGTTCGGCCACAACTCTGGCTCAACCTCGTGGGCGCGCTTCCACTCCCACAAGAGCCAGTCCCCGAGCGGCTCCGGCGACGGCCGGACGGGCTCGCCATCGTAGACCCAGCGCTTGCGCCAAAAGTCATTCGGCTTCGTCATGCGTGCCTCGGCGGCGTGCTTCTTGACCATCGAGTCTTGGCGCGAGCGCACGAAGTGGGCGGTTTCCGGCACCACAGCATGGTGGATGCCGGCGCTCAGCGTGCGCGTGTTCCACTCCCAATCCTCGAAGCCGAATCCCGCACCCACGGCGCGGTAGGGATGGTCCACGAAGAGCTGGCGCTCGCCGAAGACGGACGAGGTCCAATGGTTCGTGACCATGAACGCGGACGGGTCGAAGCTCGGCGCCCGGCTGTCCGTGTGCTGCCACCACATGGCGTTGCTGTCGAAGTAGACGAGCACTTGCGGGTGCATCGCGGTCCCTTTGCCGAGGTCCGTTTGCGCGTAGGCGAGCGCGTGCATGAGCCAGTCCGGCCCCCAAATGTCATCGCCATCGAGGAATGCGACGAAGCGGCCCGAGGCCGCACGCACGCCGGCATTGCGGGCAAGCCCGAGGTCCGCCACGCTCAAGCTGATGATGCGCCGGTCTGCCACTTCATCGGGCTCTAGCTGGGCGCAAAAGCGCCGCGCCGTCTCCACGGTCTCCTTGTCGGCATCATCGAGCACGATGATAAGCTCCGCCTTCGTAGCGCGCGACAAGTGGGAGATGGTTTGCACGGCCGAGGCGAGCGAACGCCACAAGAGCAAGCCCTCCTTGTGCCCGTTGATGATGACCGAAACGTCTATTTGACCCATGACGCGCTCCAATGATGGGCGCAGACCACGCCCGGTTGCTTCATCCGCTCGGCTTTTTCCTCATCGGAAATGCCCCGCTCTTGCGGCGTCCACGGATAAAAGACGTGCTTCGGGAGCACGCATAGCCCCGTGTCCTGATGCGAGCGGACGAGCTGAGTGAGGATGGTGGTCCCGTTGAACACGGTGTCTCCGAAGGTGTCCGTGAACTTCGTGGAGCGGTACGTATCGAGCGCGCGCTTGAGAAACGGATGGCCAGGCTTCGGCGCCACGAGCACGGCGCCACAGATGAACGTGTCATCCTCGAAGCCCATGCAAAGGTCCGGTCCCGCGGCCAGCTCGTCAAGGAAGTGCTGGCGCACAACCTCCACGTCCGTGTCCACGTAGACGCCACCCAGCTCGTAGAGAAGCGCAAGCCGCGCCACGTCGCTGGCCCCGGCCCAATGCTCAGCCCGGTAGGCATCGTTGAAGTAGGGAATTTCATACAGCCAAGGCACGACGGAGGAGAGCCGAGCACGCGACCATAGGGTCACCTTGTCATGCTCGGGCCATGTCGCCATACATTGAAGCGCTAACTGATTTGGCTCTTTCGGGCCAAACCATATTGAATGGAATGGATAGCTCACTTGCCCTCTCGCTTGGCGACGAACGCGATAGCCGCGTCCGCCGCGTCTAGGTAGTCGGTTGTTGGATTCTTCTTGACCTCTTGGCCTGGGCGGTAGGTCTCCCACACGCGGTCACGCAAGGGCTTGGGGACCATGAACCAATGGCGCCGGCACATCAGGAGCTTCGGCGCCACGGGGACCTTGCAGCCCTTGGCATGACACGTGTGGAGCATCACCGCACCTCGCCCGGTCTTTGAACAGCGGTCATGAGTCGCGCGAAGATGAGTGTGGTGATACGCGAGCCCATCTCCTCGGCCACGAGCTTCGCTAGCTCCGCGGCGTCACCGCGGATTGCGCTCATGCGTACATCATTCAGCTCTACGCGGACCCACTCTTCGCGCCCGTTGAGCTTGAACAAGGCGCGCAGCTCGTAGCCGAAGCCCACGGGCGAGCGTTCCGAGATGATGAACGGGACCTCGATGCCATCGCCCACGAGCACGGCGCTCATGACGATTTTTTTGAGGAGCTTTTCCTCCATCTCGTTCAAGAGCTTCATGCTCTCGTCCGTAGGCGCGCGGTGCTCGTGCACCGTCTTCGTGATGTGGCTCGGCGAACGATTGACGACGATGCGGTCAAACATCTTAGTAGTCCTCCCCGCCCGTGTCTGAGCCGCGCAGCACGTCCCACAAGCGACGTGGGAGCGTCTTGACGTACCACCATCGCCAGCGCCACTTCGCGGTGCGCTCGCGCTTCTCACGCTCGGCGACTTCTTGCCGGCAGCAATCGGCCACGTTGCCCCACCCCTCCCACGCCGTGGGCGCAGTCTTTGGCGCCGTCCCGCGCGGGTATTCGAGACCGCAACGATGCTCAGCGCACCACCATCGGTCCGCGAACATGTTGTAAGACCCGGACATGCCGCGACATTGCGCCGGGTCTAGGCCGGGATGAAATTCCCAGCGGCACGGTGCGAGCTTCTTAGCCATTTTTGAAGACCGCCCAGCTTTGCCACCCGCCGTCCGTTTGCGGGCTCGTGATGTACAACTCACCCACGTTGTTGTGATGTCGCCCACCGAAGCCGAACGCCTCGTCCACGGCCTTACGCACGTAGAACGGACCGCAATGTCCTGAGTCACCACCCGCTTCTTCCATCGTCGCATACGCGGTGTAGGGCTCGCCGTTCTTGTGCCAGCCGTCCACCACGTAGTCGTGGCCCGCGAGCATGCCGCCCTTCTTCACGAGCGGGAACCACACATCGATGCCATCGCGCACGCCCTCGTAGCCGTGGTCATCGTCCAGGTAGACGAAATCGAAGATGCCGCCCGGGAAGCCCGGAAGGAGCGTGTGGAAGATGCTGGCGGCTTCGAGGCTCGTCATGCGAAGGATACCGCTCTTGCGCCCTTGCTCGGCCAAGATGCGCATGCCCATCACGCACTCGGCCATGTAAGCGTCGTGCATGTCTTGCGTGTCGAGCACGCCGTAATACGGGCGCCACGGGTCCACGAGAATGAGGCTCGCGCCGTTCCAATGGGCGCGGATTTGGCGCGCGTTTCGTCCCGTCTGAACGCCGACCTCCACGCCGAGTCCGAGGAGGCCACGTTCATTGAGGATATGCGGGATTTGGTCACGTGAATTAAAGTTCATGCTGGCACTTCTTCTTTCTTGGTTTCGGGTTCGGTCTTGAGGTTGAGAGCTTCGCGCGCGATTTCGTCCAGCTTGTCTTCGCCCTTTTTGAGCGGCGGGATGCGCATGCCTTTGGACTCCTCCACGAGCTTGGAGTAGAGCATCACGCGCAACTTGTTGGACCGCGAGACGAGCAAGCGCTCACGCACCGCGTCCCACGTTTCGTTGCTCATGGCGCGCAGCTCCTTCGCGCTCTTCTTCGTGAGCATGATGAGCTTTTTGGCGAAGTCCTTGGGGTTCGTGTAGTTCGTCACGCCCGGCGCCCGCCAGTCGTCCCAGTCCGGCGCGAGCACCGCGGCGCCCGACCACGCGCCCTCCAAGATGCTGATGTTGCTTTTGGCGCGGTTGAATGGCGTGTCCGCGAGCGGCACCACGAGGATGGAGGGTTGCAGCTTGCCGAGCAGCTCAAACCACTCCAGCACGCCGTGCCACTCGTATTCCTCGATGCTCGCATGCGGCATCTTCGCGTGAAGATGATGCATGCTCATGCCGCAGAAGGTCCACACGGCCGGCGCGCCTTCGTGCGCAGCGCGGATGAAGCCGTCCGCAAACTTCGCCATGTCGTCCACGTGCGATTGACCGCCGCGCCACAGGATGCGGCGAAACGGGAGCCGCTCCTCACCGCGGCGAAGGACAAAGCGGTCGTCAAAGCCGTTCGGGATGACCGCGATACGGCGGTTGAGCGGGAGCCACTTCATCTTCAATTCCACCGTGGAGACCGTGAGGAGGTCCGCCTCAGTGATGAAATTTTTGATGAAGTCTTGCACTGCGCTCGGCGAGTAGACCGGAAACATCATGTTGTGACGCGGGATGCCGGTGTAGTCGTCATCGTAATCTACCACCACGGGGATGCCGAGCGTCTTTGCCCACTTCATAGCCGAGAGGTCTTCGTTGCGACACGGGCGCTGGAGGATGAGGAGGTCATAGCGGCTCACGTCCGTGTGGTCCGCGTAGTTCACCACATCGAATTCAAACGCGCCGCCCGCTTGCTCGCGCAACACGGAGAGCGGCGAGACGATGCGCCACCAACATGTCCCGTCCTTCGGGTCCGGGGCGATGACAAGCACCTTCATCGCGCACGCTCGCGCTTCTGCTTGGCGCGCTCACGGTCTTCGGACTCCAGCTCCAAGCGGTCCTCTTCGGCCTTCTTGAGCGCGTCCACTTCGGCCCACGACGCAACCGCGAAGCGATACTCCACCGCAATGCCGAGCTGGCGCGCGAGGTCGCCCACGGCGCGCACGGCTTCGCGGCGCGCGATGCCTGCTTGAAACTCCTCCTCGTCTTGATGCTTGGCGAGGGTCTTGGCCCATTTCTCGCGCGGCACCGGCTTCTCTACGACAATGAGCCGGATGATGTTTTGCGGTGGCGGCGCCTTCTTGAACCATCCCTTGGGCGCGGTCGGGATGTAGTTGTCCAATTGAACCGCTAGCGCATGCACGTAGGAGTGGTTTTTGACCACCGCCTCCACGAGCTGCTCCTTTGCTGCTTCAAAATCAAAAACACCTTGCATGGTCTGCTCCTTATTCTTCGAGATAGACGGCGGTCACCACGCCCGAGTGCGGGTGACGTTCCACACCCGCGAATGCGTAGGTGCGGGTGCGTTGTTTGAAGTCTTCGTCCTCTGGCTTCGGCGCCTCGCGCGTGTCTTGGCCGGGTGCCACGAGCGAGGATTGCAACTGCCGATAGACCTTGCGTGAGAGCTGGAGGTCCGAGCCGTAGGGCTGCTCCAAGCTCAAGCCATCGCGCGCCACGAAGCGCACGAAGTTGACGACGGTGGGCGCTTTGCCGCGCACATCCGCCAGCGGGTTTAGGGACATTGACATCGTTGTTTTCCTCCAGGGGTGAGAGCGTTTCGAGCTAGTTGACGTAACCGTTTTCGTCGGGTTGCGCGAGCAACTCCGGCCGTTTTTGCATGAGGCGTTCAGCGGCGCGAAGGATGGCGCCGAGCGGTCCCTCCACATGTCGCGCTTGGGCGCGCGGGATAGGCAAGGTGCCGTCCGAGCTGACCGGGTGGAACATCTCCGAGTGCGGACAAAACCACACGTCCGTGCTCACGAGGCCGATGTGCACCACGCCGAGGTGGACGCAGCATTCATTGCGCTCGTGCTTGTGTACCGGCTCCTCGTGGTAGAACACCATCGTGATGAAGGCGCGCTCCTCCATCACGCACGTGGACGTGAAGCTCAGCGGGAGCGCCGCGCGCTCCACGAGCGCGCTCGTGCACCGCTCTACGCTCGCCTCCATCCGCGCTTGAATTTCGTCCGGCTCGAAAGCGTGCGGCGCGTCTTGGAACGTCTTAGCGCACGTCGAAAGTGCCGAGGTCAGCTCCTTACCGTACAGCTCCCACAGCTCGGGCCGGCGTTCGCGGAGCTTCATCATCGTGCTCATGTCGCTCATATGCCGGCCTCCGTCGCCAAGCGCTTCCACTCCAAGTAGGCCACGAGGAGCATCGAGTAGTTGGCGAGGTCGCGGAGCGTGTCCTTGACGCTCTCGTCCTTCACGTGGGTCTTGCCGCTCTTCAAGATGTTGTTGATACGGCACAGCTTGTCCGTCATGCGCGTGAGGAAGCCTTGCTCCGTGGTTGCGATGCCGAGCACCTCCACGCGCGTGAAGTTGGCGAAGGGGTCGAAGCCCTCGCCGGCATAGTCCGCGTTCTTGCGCCGGGCGATGTCCAACATGAGCATCATTTCCCTTTCCAAGAAGGGGATGAGCTGAAACGCCGCGCGCTTGCGGAGCAGCCCCGCGGCCTCTGCGATGAGGTCGTCCGCCGAGCGAACCTCGCCCAGCTCTGGGAGCGGGCAGACGTTGTGATGCTCGTGCGCATCGTCCATGTCCGTGAATTGGGCGCCGCACGAGCAACCGCCCACCACGTCGCTATCCGCGTCTTTGTCCTCAGTCTTTGTCGTCACTTTCGTCTCCTAGGTGTCCATCGTATTGGGCGGCGTTTTGAAAAGTGGCCGGATGTGCTTGCCCCAACACTTCCAGCACACGTCATAGCTCTCGCGTGTCGAGCTGTCCGGGTATTGGTACTCCACGCGCTCCACCGTCGCATCGTAGCTTCGGCCGAAGACTTGCTCCTCGGTCTCCACGCGCTGGACCGTTTTCTTTGTGACCTTGCGGCTCATCGTGCGTGCCTTTGCTTGAGTGCCGTGGTCACGATTTTGACGTACAGCTCGTCACCGGCCCGAGCCCGGAGGATGGTTTTCTCCGCCAGGTGGTCCAGCCCGATGTAACGCGCGACCACAGCCCGGAGGCGGGGCCAGCGGATACGTACCATGTACTTGTCCGAGCCTTCGTTTAACGGTTGCCACTTCCGCAAGCGCGCGGCAATGCTCACTTTGCTCATCGCTGCCCGCATCGTCCCTTCTCCCCGCATCTTCCAAATCCTCCATCGCGCGTTCATAGACGCGCTTAGTGTCCCTTGCCACCTTCCACGCCGCGGTCCCGTTCGCCGCAACAAGCGCGCCCGTCACCGCTACCGCCGCGCACCCTTGCAGGGTGAGCGCGACTAAGACCCAAAGAGCCGCACGCGAAGCCATACGTAACCCGCCCTCGAAGCCCACCCGCCAGCGAAGCCGACTAGGAGGCTCATGTGCCATTCGTGGAAGTGCATCACGCTTCTCCGTTCGTCGCTTCGTATAGCTCGGCCTTGTCATGCACTTCGGTGTGGAACATCAGCGAGAAGGCGCCGAGCCCCTTGACGAGCTTGTAGCTCAACGCTGGCGAGATGTTGCCGCTCTGCTCATAGACGCCCGTGTTGATGAAGCTGATGAGGTCGTCCAGCTCGGCGTCCGTCAACTCCATCTCCACCTTGGTCGTGGGCTCGGCCATGTTACACCGTCTCCCGTTGCGACGCGGTCACGCGCACGGTGCGGTTGTCGGTCACGACCACGCCAAACTTCGCGGCGTTCTCCACCGTGATTTCCTCGGCGTCAACCGCGGCTTGGAGCGCCACCTCGTCCACCACGCGCTTGAAGAATTTGGCCGGGAGCTTCGCCGGGTCCAAGACCTCCACGTCCAGCTTGCCTACGAACGCGATGCCCTTGACCTTCGGTGGGAGCACGGCCTCGGCGTCCGCTTGAAGCGCTCGCGCCTTCGTCGGGTCCTTCTTGCCGAGCTTCGTGGCCTCCTTCATGAGCTTGATGCGGTCGGACTCGCGCTGGACGTTGTACTCCCGCACGAGCCCCTTGGCGGTCGCTTCGAGCACCGCGAGCGCGTCCTCCGCGGGCTTGCACCACTTGTTCACCGCGGCGATGATGGCCTTGGCCGGCCCGATGATTTCGTCCTTGCGCTCGGCCACGGCCTTCTTTTTGGTCGCGACCTCGAAGAGGATGTCACAGACGCCTTTGTAGTCGGCGTCATCTTTGACCGGGAGGCCGCTCAGCAAGTTCGTGCTGTGAGCCACGGAGGTCTTCACCTCGGCAACGTATTCTTGGACAGGCTGCTCGTTCACTTCTGCTTTCATCTTCGTTCTCCTCTAGTTGTAATGCCCTTAGATACGCAAGCGGTTCTATCTTACGTGCCTCGTTTGGTCAAGTAGTCTTCCAAGATGACGTTCACTTTTTCGGACTCCGAAAGCTTCGGCATGACCTTCTTGAGGCGCTCACGAAGCGTCGTGTAGCACCGCACGTAAATCACCGAATCGAAGCCGGGCACCTTGTTCTTGCTTCCCTTGACGCGAGCCATTTTTCTCTCCTTACTTGGGGTTGAGCGCGTACTTTACGCGGTCGAATCTTTCGAGCTGCTTTCGCAGGCTCTTGGCTTGCGAAGCGGTCAACTCGGGCTCCACGCCCAATTTGGTGTTGACCCAGGTGCGCAGCTCGGCGAGCACCTTGTCCGGGTCTTCCCTAGGTCCCACCTCGGCCTCCGCTTCAATGCGTTCGGCCTCGAAGTTCCCGAGGTTGACGACTCTTTGATACATCACGCGTCTGATTTTCATGTCCCTTCTCCTTTTGCGCCGTTAGCGCTTTTATCCGATAAAGGCGCAAGCGTCAAATGACGCTCGCCCCGGCTCTCCCACCAATAACATCCGGGTTCGTGGTCCGCCTTGAGCTGCTCCCACGAACCATCATCGTTGACGGTCGGGAGCATGTTCTCGCGGAGCCCGGCGTGCCGCATGTAGCTCAGCACCTTCATGTAGCGCTTGCAGTACGGGCACGAGCGCTGCGCTAGTTCGCGCGTCATGGTCTCTCCTTTTCTCGGCACTTGTGGGCCGCCTCGTGCTGCTCCACGTTCCCGCGCGCCTCGTCAACGGCTCGGCGCATGCTCGGCCACCATTCGCCCGAGCTGAGTGACGAGCCGCACACGCAATCCACGAAAGCGTAAAACTCCATCCCGTGGCGTGCCTTCTTGTCCGTGCGCCCCATCAAGCGCACCTTGCGTCCGTCTGCCAATCTGCTCAACGTTTCTTCGTAAGCCATTGCCCGCTCCTTGTTTGTTCGGCCGTTCAATCGGGGCGCCGAGTCTCCTCGGCGACCCTCAGAACCTCCGACCTCAGACGATGAGGCACCCATACTTGAAGCCCATCACCTCCAACGCTTTTTTCTCCATCGCGCGGTAGGCGCTCGCGGCCCGATGGTCGCCCTTCGCTTCGCAGTCCGCGAGGAGCTTGCGGATGGTGATGAGGTAGTTGGCAGCGTGCTTCTTGTTCGTTTCGTTCGTGTTCATGAGAGGTACTCTACTCCTCCAGAATAAAAGTGCAAGCTCTTTTATTCTTTTCTTCAAAATTTTTCTACCATCTCCACGTCCAGCGTCTCCACGTCACAGTCCGTGACCCACGTGCGGATGATGCCGGTCCACAGCTCCACGACCTTGAACGGCCCGTCCTCGGCGCGTTTCTCCACCACGGCCATATACGGCCCCTGATGCTCGCGCATGAAGACGGTCCCGGGCGTGAGCCGGAAGAAACGGTCCTTGATGCGGGTCGGCGTCTTGAACCTCAGCATAGGATGACCACCCGGCGCCCATCCGCGAGCCGCGCCTTGTAGTTGCGGCACGTGCACCGCATGTCATGCGCGCCGAGATGGTGGCACGGCATGTTGCGAAAGAGCCGCCCGCTCCGCGCGTTGTAATGCTGCCCGGCCGTATGGCCGCAATCGCACAACGGCGCTTGCGCCTGCTTCACTGCTACCCAATTTGACGTTGGCTCACTCATCGTTTCTCCCTGTAAAGGTGTGGATGTTCCAGCTTGAAGCGCAGCATATCCGCGCGGAGGCAGTCAGAGCATTGCCAGCACCCCACGGGGACCGACGCTCCGCACGTGATGCACGGCTTTGTACCACTCGGATATTTGAAAGGTTGCGTGTTCATGAGAGGTACTCTACTCCTCCGAAATAAAAGTGCAAGCTCTTTTATTCTTTTTCTGAAAATATTTTCGGCCGTTCAATCGGGCGCCGGAAGTCTCCCTCCGGCGCCCTCAGAACATCCGAAAACGTTACGCCACCATGTCCATGAGCTTGCCGGCGCGGGCTTCGAGGTCCGTGCGGTCATCCGCGTTCGCGATGTCACGCGCGACGGCCGTCAAGCCTTGCTCGATGTTCCACAGCGAGAGTGGGTTGCCGGGGCGGGTCTCGGCGTAGTCCATCGCTTCGGCCACTTGCGTTTGCGTGAACTTCATCCCGGCCAGCTTGGCCTTCACGGCCTTGACGTTGTCCCCGAGGGTGAGGTCTTGCGCGCGCCGAATCATCTCCACCGTGCTTTGCGTGCCGCTCTCCAAGTAGCGGGTGAGCGTCGGGCGAGCTTCGCGGAGGAAGCGGTCCGGGGCGCCGGCCGTGTGGCGGATGCGAAGCTCCTTGAAGTCCCGCACGCCCCACACGTTGCGGTTGTCGCAGACGTGGTCATAAAGGAACGACGCGAGCACGAGCGAGCCATGCATGGTCTCAGAGTTGGCGACGTAGAAGCCGCGGAACAACTCGTGGCCGGGCTCGCCGGGCACTTCGATGGGGTGCGTGTCGTCCACGAGGAAGACGAACACGTCACGGTCCGAGGCGTAGAGCGTGGTTGCGCGCTTCGGGTCCTTCGCCGCGTAGCTCGCGCTCGGCACCTTCCACTCCGGGCCACAGTTGCGCATGACGGCGTCCACCACTTCGATGTCCCAGATACGGCCGTAGCTCGGGCTCGTGATGCAGCGCGCTTGCGTGGGCGTCTCTGAGCCCGCAAGGTCGTCACGCATGATGAGGAGCTTGGCGTCTTGGCGTTCCGCCTTGCTCAAGCTGTAGCTCAGATTGAGCGCGGCGAGCGGCGCCGGGAGCTTGCGGAGGTAGGCCGCCGGCACTTGGGCGCGCGAGCAGAGCTGACCGAAGCTCGCGTGGGTGAGGCGCGCACCCTGGCTATTCGTGTCCTTGTTGAACACCACAACCTCTTGCTCCATGCCTTCCGCGTCGCGGTCCGCGGCGCGCACGTCGAAGCGCTCCAAGGCCGCGCCCGGAAGCTCGCGGCTACGGTTGCGGCGGTCCAAGACCGAAGCGCGCAAGGACGCCATGTCCACGAAGCGTTGGTCATCAGGGCGGCTCGCCCATTGGCGCGAGACGGTGCCGAGGACGGCCATTTCTTTCACTTCGCGGACTTTGACGGGGCTGGACTGGGTGGTGGTTTCGGTCGTGGTCATTTGAGGCTCCATGTTCGGTCGGCGGCTTCCGGGACCATCCCGGACGGCGTCAACCAATGAAGACACTCTACACGAACAAATTAAAAGCGCAAGCTAGTCTATGCTCTTTTTCTAAAAATATTTTAGCTTGCGTTTCTATTCTAGGTGTTCTAGGGGCGATAGCCGAAGGGTGCGGGCTCGCGCCTAGCGGCCTTGGCCCCATCGGGCGAGCGCGATGGCGTCCACGACGTTGTGGCGGTAGCTCCGCGCCGGCCACACCACGCGCTCGTGTTCTTCTTTCGTGAGCCCGAGCGGCGGCGCGAGGAACAAGCGCGACTCCAACGCGTCCGTGGGGACGCCACGCTTCCACACGCTCACGGGCGCGCGGGCGATGTGCGCGCCCGGGAACGCGTTGCGGATGCCCTCCACGATGCGCCCGATGACGAAGCAAAGCTCCAAAAGGTCCGTGGTAGCGGCGTTGCCCCGCGCCCGGCCGTTCTCCGTCTCGGGCATTTCCACGACGAAGCGCAGCTCATCGCTTGGTTGATAGATGGCCCACGGTCCCGGCCGGCTGATGCCGAGCACGACGGCGCGCATTGTCGCGTTGACGATGTCCGGGTCCAATGCCTCAGCGGTTTGGGTGCGCGCCCACATCGCGTGTCGGAGCACATTTTGCTGGACAACAGCCACGCCGCACGCGTGCACGCCGGGGTCAATACCGATGTAGATTGCGCTCGGGCTCATACGATTGAACGTCCCCTTTGATTTCGATTTGGCGCAGTTCGGGGAGCGTGCGCACCACCTCAAGCTTCATCTCGCCGCGTGGCATGATGAGCAGCTCTCCGCGCGCCTCGGACTCAGCCAATGTTTTCTTGATGGCAGCTTCTATCGCGGCAATGCGCTCATCGTCCCACTTGAGCAACGGCAAGCCGAAGCGCGGGTCCGGCATCTTCGTGGGATAGAGCGCTTCGAGGATGTTGGCCTCCATCTCGACACGCAAGCATTGCATGACGTGGAGCACGTCAACGATGAACCAAAACTCGTCTTGCGTCCACGTGCGCCTAGCGCCGCCCGGTAGCTCGAATTTGGCTCGGGTCGCCGCGGCCAAGCGACGGTCACGCACGCGGCGTTGTTTGGCGTTCATTCGTGCCCCTCACAGACGCACTTGACCTCGTGCTCCTCCACGTCGCGCGAGCGGTATTGCTCTTGGACCTTGGCCGCCTCGTGCCTTGCGGCCTTCTCGCAAACGTAGACGCCCACGGTCTCACGGTCTCCGTGCCCGTAGCCGTCGCCCCAGCTCTCAATGACCACGTAGACCTTCATGGCTTGTCCGCGCAGCGCTCGGCCACTTCATCGCAGAGGTAGCCGTCTGCGATGGCGCAGTGTTGCACGGCCTCCTTGCAGTCCTTGGCCGGGCACGCTTCGTAACAGATGGCCAGGAAGATGAGCGCCGCGATAGAGCCGATGATTTCAGCCCAAAAATCATCGCGCATCGAGCACCTCCGGCGCGAATTCAGCGCGCAGCTTGTCTATCGCCTTGTTCATCGCTGCTTGCGTGTCCGCTGGGAGCCGGCGCGAGAGTCGATAGCGCACGCGCTCCAACACCTCCGACACGGTTTGCTCCACGACAAAACGACACGTAGCGTCTACGAGCCCGCTCGCGTCGGGCGGCGTCCATCCCGTGTTCACTTGCTCGTGCTGGCCGCGCTCGATGGCGCGCTTGAGCATGCTGCTAACGAACGCGTCGCGCTTGAGCGCTTCGGGCGAGCGCCTCATAGACAACCCACTTGCTCAAGCACTTCGACACGCGCGAGCACGCCGGCCGGGCGCGCTTGCTGGAGCGCACGCTCGGCCGCGAGCTGGGCACCGTCCACAGAGAAGCTCGTGCGGCGCACGATGACGATGAAGTAGGCGCGCAGCTCCACGCGCGGCTTCTCCCGCAAGAACCAACGCCGCCACCACGAGGGCTCATAGCGCGTCGTCTCATCTCGGTAGGCCACCGTGACAGCCTCGGGCGTAGCCTCAAGAAGCTGCGCGGCTATGTCGTGCACGGAGCCGCCGCGGTTGCCTCGCGCGAGCACGCGCTTGACGCGCGCCCGGAGCTGCTCGTCCGTTTCGTCGGGCTTGCGCTCCACGCCGAGGAGCGTGCCTAAGAAGTCTTCATGATTCATCGTTCCACCCGTCCTTCACCAGCCGTTGTTTGATTTGTTGCACACGCTCCTCGCGGCGCTCGTTCTTCTCGGAGAGCTTCCACATGCGGCTGTGCACGCCTCCGCACGCCGCCCAGAAGCAACACGGGCACCCGCCCTCGCTCGCAAACTTCGCTTGTGCCCGGTCTATCGTGTCTCGCGTGCGCTTGATTTGGCGCAGCAAGTGATACAACTCCAGCCGCAGCCCGCGGAGCTTGCGGCGCGGGCTACAACCGAGGAAGCAAAGCAGCTTACGCATAGCCGCGCGCCTCATTTTCGAGCCGGTCCACGCGGTCCTTGAGCGCATCGATTGCGCCCTTGGCGTTATGGAGCGAAACGTGCGCTATAGCCAGCTCGCGGAGCAACTCGGTCATGACGTGCTGTAGCCGCGGGTCCGGTCCGTGAATGAAGTGCGCCCGCGTCTTGAAGCTCGCCACGAAGCTTTTTGCGATGGCCTGCTCCTCTTCTGTTAGCTCAGCGAACATCGGACACACCTAAAATGCCTGTAGAGAGCGGTGCCCACAGCTTGCGCATGTATTCCCACCGCGTCGTGAGCCACTTGTGCACCGCGGGCTCATCCTCAGCGCGGATGTTTTTGATGGTGTGGGAGACGAAGATGCCCTTACGCTGGAGCATCATGAAGATGGTCAGCTCCGGCGTATCACAGCCGTTCCACTCCGGGCCGGCGGGATTCCAGTCCCACCGAAACGGCATGTTGTAATCGTCATCCGCATCACCAAATTCCTCGAAGAACGCCGCCCAGCTTTCCCACGAGTGTTTACACTCGTTGCTGTAGTAGTTGGCCGTGGAGCAGTGATACGGGTGCTCCACGCCCCACAGCTTGCCAGCGGCAAGTCCCGCCGCACGCCACGCCTTCTCCTCTTTCTCGTTCTTGACCGGTGTGTTGTAGTCCATTTCCCTTCTCCTTTGCCCTGCCACGGGCGTTTCATGTGACCCTAAAGGTCACTGCGTTTGTTTAGGTGCTAGCGCTTTTAGCTCTTGCAGGTATTTGCAGAAGTCGTCAATACACCGCACCGGAATGTGGATGCTTTCGTGCGAGCCCGTGAGGTCCATGCGTATCTCCACCGCGGCGTGGTTCGGACTGCCCTCCTCTTTGAGCTGCATGTAGTAGCGCCAGAATTGCCGGCGCGTGAGCTTGTCCACGTCCGCCGCGGCGCTTGCCGCTGCGCTCGCCAAGTCCTTCGCTACCGCTCGGCGCCGCTCCAGCTCCAAGCGCTGGAGCGGGCCGCAGTTGTGGCCTTGTTTCTGCTCCTCGCTGCAATGGTCACACATCGGGAGCGAGCCCGAGCCGGCGCACCGCTCGCAACGTTCGTATTGAAAGCGGAGCCCGAGCGGCGCCTTGAGCGCACCCGAGCCCTCGCACGTCGGACACATCTTGCCGCTCATGATGCCGCTCCGATTTGCACGAGCGGCTCCATCGTGCACCCGCGCCCGACGTAATCGCACGCTCCGCCGTAGGGGTATTCGCTACACATGCGCGGGCGCTTCTCGTAGACCGTGCAATCGCCCGTCTCTTTGTTGAGGTGCCGACACGTGTAGTATTCGCCCTCATCTCCGTTCGGGTAGGTCTTCGGCTCGCCGAGCGGGACCACCATGTCGTGGATAAAGACGATGTCCGAGATACGCTTGCGCCCGTTGGCGTCCACATCTTCACCGCGCAAAGCCGCTTGCGCGTTAACTGTGAGGTCCGCCAGCCTGAGCGGCAGCGGAAAGCGCTGGCAACAATGTCCCGTGCACCGGCTCATCAGCAACACCCGGCGTCCGCGAAAGCTCGCGTGCTCGGCTCCGTGTGCGTTGGCGCGTCGAAGGTGAAGTCCGGCTCCTTCGACAAGTCAGGCTTCACGCCGTCATTGCCGTGCTTCTCCGCGCCGAGCTTGCGCGCTTCCTCCAGCGTCGGCGCGATGACGAGCAACGCGCCTCCATCGTGCCAGTTGTTCGTGATGTGCTCTACGTAGCTCCAGATAAACGCTTTCATGGTGCCTCCACCGCGGCCCGCACGCGTTGATACTCGTCACGCGCGGCGGGGTTGCGCGAGCAAGCAATGTTCAAGGCAAGCGGGCACGTGACCGCGATGTAGACGTAGCTCGTGCGCCCGGCGCTACGCCGCACCGGGTTGATGACCGCTCCGCACGCGACGCAATGCACTTGCACGAGCCCGGCCTTGAGCAAGAGCCGCTCGTCCATCTCGCGGTCTCGCAAGCTGATACGAAAGCGCGGGTTCTTGTGGCCGCCGTCGCGCGAGTAAAGCTCGATGCGCACGAAGGGCTTGAGCTTCGCAAAGAGCGGATGCTCCGTGAGCGTCATAGGTCCCTCCGGTCTCGGAAGCCGAGGAACACGGGCGAGCGCGGCGCATCCTTGGCGCCGTGCGGTTGATGTTTGAATTTTACTACATCGCTCATGAGGTCGTCTTGTCGGCGCCAGAATTCGTCTTTCTGTGCGTCGGTCGTGCCCGAGCCACACCGGAAGGTGAGCTTGCCCGAGCCCAAGCACTCGGTGCACCATTGGGTGTCCGAGGTGCGCTTGTCCGCCTTACACGCGGTGCACGGGCGTTGCTCGTCCGCGAAGCGGAGGATGAACGCGCCGAGGCGCGCCGTTGCTACGAGCCCGTCCTTTGCCGAGCTGCGCTTGGCGTAGCCGCGCTCGTCTCGCTTTTGCTCGTTCTCGTTCACGTAGAGCGGCTCAAAGCCGACGATGACCGCCTCCGCGTCCTCGAAGCGCTTGACCTTGAGGAGCGCGCCCTCGCGCATCGTGCTTCGGCCCCACTTGTAGAGCCCGTCCGGGTCGCGGAGCATGATGCCCTCGTAGCCCTTCTTGAGCTGGTGCTCTTCGTAGAGCGCAAGCTCGCCCTCACTTGTGATGAGCACGTGCTCCACCGTGCGCACGAAGCTTCGCCCGGCGAGCATCTCCATGGTGGCGATGTCCAGGGCGCGGCGATAGCGCTCTTGGAAGGGCACACCGGGGTCCGTGTGGTGGTCGAAGACGTTGAACGTGATGCCCTCCACGGCGCCGTCGTGGCTCATGATGGCCGAGGTCACGTCTTGGAACGTCGCGCCGGCCATCAACTCGCCGTCCAAGCCCTCCAGCTCGGGGCGCTGGAGAAGCTCGCGGAGCGCCTTATTTGGCACCGGCTTGAGCGAGCGCGTGAGCGCGAGCCCGCCACGCACCACGCATCGGATGCCGTCCAGCTTCGGCGAAGCCACGAGTGGGTAACGAAGCGTTTTGAAGTCCGGTAGCTCGCTACACGCGAGCATCGGCTTGAAGGTTTTCTCTTTGCTCATGGCGCGTCTCCTACGTAGGCGTGTGCGGTGAACGAGCCATGCGGGTGCGGGCCGTCGTCCGCCACGCGCTCCAGATAGCGCCGAAACGCCTCCACAAGCTCCGTGCGCTTCTCCGGGGTCAGCTCGCTACGAAGGCCGTTGAACAGCATGCCCGAGCTTCCGCCCGTGAGGCCAGCGCCCACGTGCGCTTCCGTGACCATGATGTATTTGACCGCTGGGCGGCCCGGTCTGAACGTGTCGTCCATCATGCGGCACGTCCTTCCACGAAGAGGTCCCACGTGCGCGGGAAGCGCGCCTCAACGATGGCTCCTACGGTTGCGGCATACTCCCTAATTTCCAATTGCGCTTTGGTGTCCATGCGCAACGTGAGGAAGCCGAGCCAGTTACGAAGGTTCGCGCTCACGCGCATTCGCGAGTAACGCCCGACCGGAAGCCCGATACGCGCCAGCTCCTTCGGCACGCCGCGTTTCAGGCCGCTTTGGTAGACGCGCTCGGCGTGCTCGTAGAGGTCCGCCAATTCAGCAAGCCACGCGAGCGCGGCGTCCAACGTAAGCACCTCGGCGCCTTCGGCTACGCCAGCCTGCTTGCTCGTCTTCCACTCACACTCTCCGCCCATGTCGCAACGCGTGGGGTGCTCGCCCTTTTCACCGAAGTGCCATGTGCCGATAGCGCCGCACTTGGCGCACTTCTTCGTTGTGCCAGCAAAGAGCCGGTCCACAGTCGGCACGTAATTCACATCCGGCATCGGCGTGTAACGCGCGCTCAGCTCGTTATAGCTTTGCGTCCGATGCCGATGCCACTCGCGGAAGACGAATATGGGCGCTTGCACTTCTAGCGTGAGTCCGCCCATCTCGAAGGGCGTAAAGTGCTTGTTCTCGTAGAGGAAACGGAGGAGCTTCTCATCGCCCTTCTCGTAACCCTCCGACGCATCGCAGAAAGCCTCGTTCGTGTGTTCGTCTTGCTTACGGCCACACTTCTTGCACTTCGGTCCCCACCCGAGGAAGCCCTTGTGAGTGCTCATGCGGGCGGCTTCTATGATGCGCTCGTCCGAGCCCCACGCCTCGATGAGGTCCACGTAACCGTGGTCCAGAACTTTCGCCGTCAACACGCTGGGTGACATGCCACGCTCCTACGCACGAAACCGCGCTCACGCGTGACCCGTGCCATCTCCACGGTGATGAAGCTCGCGAGCTTCGGGCTCACCGGCCGCACCACGTCCCGGAGCGCCGGCAAGGAGAAGCTTTGCGCTTGCTCCACCGTCCACCCGAGCGCTTCCGCTACTCGTTCGTGCACGCTCACGCGAGCACCGTCCCGCCCGCGGCTTCGATGAGCGCGCGAGCCGTGATGTGCCAGATGTCCGGCTCCTCCGCCGCGGAGACGATGCTCGGCGCGTTGCGCACGTACAGCTTCACCATACGCCCGCGCCAATAATCGATGGTCAGCTCTCGCTTGCCGTTCGGCAGCGAGTGGAGCTTGAATTCCTCGGGCTTTGCCTCGTCCAGCTTGTTGAAGTGGATGAGCCCCATCCCAACGCCGCCGCTTGCATTACACGCAAGCGCCGCCATCGTCTTCACTTGCTCTTCTGTCGCCTTGAATCTCATGTGTCCCTTCTCCTTTGTTGCCCGTTGAGGTGCTTAGACGGTCGCTTCCGGCGCCACGGGCTTCGCGCGCGGGAGTGCTTGGAACCACGTGCCGTTCGTGTCGCGCTTGCTGTCCAAGACGAAGTTGCCGTCCGCCGTCTTGAGCGCGCCGCTCTTCATCAGCTCTTGCGTTGCTCGGCGCGCGCTTGGGAGCGGCATGCCGCACGAGTCCGCGATGTCCGCATAGGACACCCACTTGCCCGCGTTGTCGGTCAGGTACTTGGAAATCTTCTCTTGTTGCTGGTTTGTTTTAGCCATGATGGCCTCCTTGGATAGACACGCTAGCGCCTCCAGAATAGAAACGCAAGCGGTTGTGAAAATTATTTCGGGCGGGTCTCGAATTCGTCGGACGTGCACACCTCTTCATCGGGCTTGCCGTCCTTAGTGCCGAGGAAGAGCCCGGCCCATATCTCTTTGCCGTCGTCATCAAAGCACACGTAAAGCGGTCCTTCGCCTAGTAGCTCCGCCTCCGTGCCAGCATCAAACCACGTGTCCGGCTTGGCGAAGTAGCGTTGCGGCGGAGGCGTCGGCGGCTCGCCGATGGGCAGGTTGATGGTGTGGATTTTTGGCTCGGTCATTTGATGTCCCACTCGTGGAGGTCGAAGCGGAGCGCGTTGTCCATGTCCTTCGCCCGCGGCGACTCTTGCAGCTCCAGCAAGAGCGCCTCCGCTTGAGTGCGCGAGTAGAAGATGCCACGGATGGTGCCGGCCGGGTTCGTCTCCTCCTCGTAGGTGTAGACCTCGTGCACGACGTAGATTTTCCCCGAGAGGAGTTGCCGCACGCGCTCGGCAAGCTTCGCGGCCACCATGCGCTCGGCGCCGTTGAGGTCCGTCACGACCTCGCGGAGCGCCAGCTCTTGCCGCGCCGTGACCTCGAAGGCGCGCACGAGCGAGCCGTCCGGCTGCTCCTTGCCGCCGCGCTCCCACACGTGCGTTCGTTGGATGATGTTGTTGATGAAGTGTGTGGTCATGCGGCCTTCTCCTCGGGCACCCACGGCACGAGCACCCCGTTTTGGTAGACCGGCTCGGCGCCCTTGTACCACTTGGACATGAGCGCCGGCTCGGCTTTGCTCTTCACGTCCGGCGCGTATCGCCGGGCGGCTTGCAACATCACATCGGCCAGCTCGTGCGCGGCCTCGTGCGCGCGGTGTTTCGGCACCTCCGCGATAAGCTCGTCATGCACGAACGCCACGACGCGCGAGCCTTCGAGCGCGCTCGGCTTGTGGTCGTCAACCCAGCCGTGCGAGCGCTCGCCCGTGTAGCAGCGCATGACCACTTCGTAGGTCGCGCACTTGGACATGTCCGCAGCGAGCCCTTGGAAGAAGCCGTTAGCCGTATCGGAGAAGCCCATGCCGCCACGCACGCGCCGCGAGATGAATTGCCGAATCCATCCCTCTTGCGAGACGGAGTCCACCCAACGAAAGTAAGCGCGCGCTTCCGGCCATTGGGCGAACCATTGCGAGCGCACCTCCTCGGCCTCTTCGAGCGTGTAAAATTCGGGTGGGTCTTGCGCGCGCATGTGCTCCACGAAGCGCGGCGCGCCCATGCCGCCCGGAAAGCCGAAGTTTGGACCCTTCGCCTTTTGGCGCTTGTCCTTGACCAAGGTGTCGCCGGCCTTGCGGCGGCGCTTGCCCTCTTCATAATCGATGTGGAGCATTTGCTCGCACGCAAAGAGTAGGTGCGGGTCCAAGTCTTGGTTCAATGCATTCGCTAGCGCATTTGGCCCGATGCTCCACAGCATCACTTGCGCGAAGGTCACAAGCTCTTGCGAGCCGTAGTCCACGCTGCACAGCTCGAAGCCTGGGCGCGCCACGTAGCATTCGCGCACCTTCCCCTTGCGCGGAAGGTTTTGGATGTTCGGGTCATACGACGTAGAGCGCCCCGTGCCGGCGAGGTCATAACGCGCGTGCACGATGCCGCTCTTGAGCACGGGGATGTAGTTGGAGAGCATCTTCTCCGAGTGCTTGTAGTCCTTCCACGGCTTGAGCCTGATGTCCTCGCACGCCTCGATGGTCTCGGCGTCCGTCGCCACCTGACCATCCGGGAACTTCGCCGAGGGGTCCGTGCGCGGCACCGCGAGCCCTTGCGCCTCGTAGGCCACGGTCACAAGCGCTTGGAGCACTTTCGTATTGGTCTTCCACTTTTCGCCCGTTTCGCCCGCGTCGCGCTCCTCCTTCGTGAGCTTTCGTTGCTCGATGAGCGGAAGCGTTTGGACGAACGTCTCCACGATTTTTTGGCCCTTGCTCGTGCGCGTCTTCTTGACCTCCACGTCCATGTAGATTTGCGCGAGCGCTACGCGCTGCGTCTCCATGAGCGCGGTCAGCTCCACTTCGTATTCTCCAGCCGCGGCCGGGTCCGTCGCGAAGCCCCACGCGCTGATGAGGTGGAGCGCCCAGTAAGCCTTACATTGCTCGGCGAGGTTCGTGAGCGGACCGCGCGGGTCTTTGAGCGCGCGCGCCCATTGGCATTCAGCTACGCCGCCCGTGGCTCTTGCATCGAGGAGCGCATAGTCCGTGTATTCCGGGGGCCACTCGGAGAGCGGCACGCCGCGGAGCCATCCGTAGTTTTCGCGTGGCCCGCCGTCCTTGGTAAGCTCGATGCCCAAATATTTTTTGGTCATCCGCTTGAGGCCGTACCACCCCGCGCCCTTCGGCGGGCGCCGGCCGTCCGGCATGCGGTTGAGGCAACCGTCCGCCGTGTCCATGAGCTGCTCCGAGAGCTTGCAGTCCCACACGCGCATGCGGTCATAGAGCTGGCGGATTTTCTTGAAGAGGCGCATAGAGCCGGACTCGCGCACCATCACGGCAAAATCGTAGGGGCCGTTTTGCGTGGCGATGATGAGCGGGTCTTCGTCGGGCGAGGCGAGCGCTTCGTCAATGAGCGCTTCGAGCACCTCCACGGCTTTGTCTATGCCGTAGAGCGCGGTCTCGCCGTCGCGGTGAAGGCTCAAGCACACGAGCCGCGGGACCATGTTCGCAGGCGAGAAAAGCTCCGTCTCCGTATCGAATGCGGCGAACCTCATTTGGCGTGCTCCTTCAACCACTCGGCGAGCATGTCCGCCTCGGCGTTGTTGCGAAGCTCCGCGATTTGGATGGCGTCTCCCACCTTCTTGCCGGAGACGGTCATCACGCGCCACAGCGTGCGCTCTGTGTAGGTGCCGCCGTAGCCTTCGCCCTCAATGTGCTTCGAGCGGACCTCGTAGGTGATGTCCGCTTTCATTTCGCAACCCGCGCTTTCCACAAGAGGTCATGAAGCTCGCGGATGAAGCCTTGCAAGTAGGTGATGCGGGCGCGGAGTTGCTCGTTCTCCTTGCGCGTTGCGTTCTCCTCCTCAAGCGAGGCGAAGAGGCGCACTTCAAGGTGCGTCTCCATCACGAGCTTGGCGCGCTCGATGCCGCGGTCTAGCTCGGCGCGCAGCTCGTTTGCGAGCTTGTCCGCGTCCACGTCTTTGAGCGTGAGTTGGAACGTGACGGGCTCGAAGTCTTTGGTGCCTCGCTTGATGACGAACGGGCGCGGACCTACGGTGCTCTTACGCTTGCGGCTCATGGCTGCTCCTTCTTGTCCAGCTCGGCCCTAACGCGGGAGGCGAGCGAGCCCGGCCGCTTGCGGGTCGGTAGCTCGTTCGCTTCTTCCTCATCTTGTTCGGCGTCTGCATCGTAACAGTCTTCGTGGACGAAGCTGTCGTGGCCGCTGGAGCGGCGTATCTCATCGCCCGCAAAAATGCGGTCGCCACACTCTGGACAAGTGCTGGCAAAATTCGCTTGCATATTTATTCCCTTCTCTTCTTGGCTCAGCCAAAGCCAAAAGAAACGCCGAGCGGGGGGGCACTCGGCGGTTCTTTCGGCCGTCCGAGACACGCCAAGTCCTGACCCAGCACCGCTTTAAGCGGGCAGCATGGGCGATGCTGGGTCAGGATGGCAGGGTCGCGGAGAAGGGAATTCTTACGCGACCTGTCCTTGCTTACCATCTTCGCCGAGCGAGGAGAAGTCCACGCTGGTGAAATCGGCGCCTTTGTTCGTCTTGACGTTCGTGGCGATGGCCTTGAGGCGCTTGCCCGCGGCGGCTTGCTTCTTCTCGTCCGTGACGAGCGCGAGCAAGTCCCCGTCAATGTCCGCGGGGTCGGTCGTGCCAAACGCCGGCATCAACACCTTCTTGATGTTCTTGAAGTAGAACGGATTTGGCGAGCCGTCCTTGAGCTTCTTTTTGATGACGTGGTCAATCACGGTGCCGGCCGGGCGGGTCTCCACCTGGCTCTTGATGACCTCGAAGGCGAAGATGACCGTGTCCACGCCCTTGAACGTCTCCTCCGCCGAGCGGAACTTGACGTGTTTGATGGCAAGCTCATCGTAGGTGCCCGGGATGAAGTAAATCCCCGAGCCGGAGCCGTCCATCTTCTCATCTTCAATGCCTTCAAACGGATTCTTTGCCATGTTCGTCTTCCTCTTGTTCTTGCGCTAGCTCTACGTTCTCGGCACCATGCCGAGGCGTTGATGCGTTAGCGTGTTTATCCCAAAGTCCACCCTCGTGCAACACACGAGAGCAACTTTTGTGGAGCCTTGAAAGTCTCGGCGCTGTAGCGCGCTCGCTTCACGGCCTCGGCCATGGAGCGGAAGCTCACGTCCGTGTGGGCCAAGAAGTCCGCCCACACTTGTGGCGCGAGTTGCTTGGCGCGGTGCGTGCGCCCGAGAAGTTGTTGCCACGTCTTGCCGTTCGGCATCGGCGTGAGCACGAGGTTATTGTGCCACGCTTGGAGGTTCTTGCCCTGGTAGTGCGAGCGCGTGGAGAGCACGATGGAGCGTTGCCCCGCGGCCTTGCTCTTTGCGTAGGCTATCAGCTCCTCTGATGTACCGCCCGCGTAGACCGGGAGTCCTTCGCCCTCAAACCATGAGAGCACAGCGTCATGCTCGCACCATACGAGCCCGGGGTGCCCGCTCGTCTCGGACTCGCTCATCCACTCCACGGCCCACAGCATCGCGAAGTCCGAGAGCCACACGGGCTTCGTCTCGGGCTCAGGCTTCGTCCGTTGCTCGTCCCATTGCTTGAGCGTCGCAAGCGCCATGTCTTGGATAGCTCGCGGCAAAGAGCCCGCACGCGTTGCGTTGCGCACGCGCAGCTCACTATCAAGTGCCGCGTTGCCGCGGCGGCATATGTCGCGCACGAGCTGATTCCACGCCGAGCGCGCGCGGAGCCACTCTTGGTCCGGCTTGCCGTCCGCCGTCACCTTGCTCCAGTCCCACACGTAGTAGAAGCCGAGTGAAAGCTCCCGCATGCGTTGCGCCCAGCGTGCGCCGTCCGGCACCGGCTCCATGTCCGGCGTGACCCACGCGTCGTCTAAAAGCGCGAGCGCATCTAATACGTTCTTCGGCGTCTCTACGTCGCGCCGCGCCGTGAGCGTGAGCGGTATTTTGATTGACTCGACTTGCGCGAGCATGAAGCCCGAGGTTTCGCCCATGCGACGCTGGAGTCCCTCGCGCACGCTCTCACCCTCTTCGCACAGCTCCAGCAACGCGCCGGGCGGCATGCGCTCCAAGGGGTCTACGCCAGCGTCTACGGCGTTCGCCCAATCCTCCAGCTCCTTCCACGAACGAGGGAGCGGGGCGTCATGCGGGTGCGTCCACAAGAGGATATGCCAAAAGTCCCGGAGCCCCTTGTCTGAGAGCGTGCCGGTCATCGCTATGACCTTCGTCTCGGGGTTGTCCTTGATGTAGCTCTTGACGCGCCGGCCGCGCGCCGAGCCGAGGTTTTTGAGGTTGTGTGCTTCGTCAACGATGAGCACGTCCGGGCGGAGCCTCGTGAGGATGTCCGCCTTACGTGCGTCTTGCAACTCGCTGTAGGCCACGAGTTGGAGGTTAGGGTGGATGCGGTAGTGCTGCCCGAGCGTCGGGAGGACGGTGCCCGTCATCTCCGCCTTGACGCTCGGGGGTAGAAGCATCACGGGGCGCTCGCACTGAATTTGTGGCCATAGCTCCCGCGGCTTTTTGTCGGTCACGAACAACGGCGCCGCCCAGCTCTTGCCGGCGCCTACGTCTAACGAAATGAGTAACCCCTCGTGCTCGGCGGCATCCACGAGCATCGCCGCTTGAAGCGGGCGAAGGGGGAGCGGGCTCGGGCCATGTCCGCCGTTCGCTCCGTAGAGCAAATCAGACACGACCGCGGCCAGCTCCTCCCCCGCCGCTTCATCCTCCAAGACCTCCATAGCCCGACGCGGCAGACCCTTGACGCGCAAGAATTCTGCGCTGCGAATGACCCCGCGGTCCCGAAGGGACCGGGAGAGGTTTGAATTCCTTGACATGGTATCAAGGAACCCTTTCTCCGCTAAGATTTGCGCGACGAGCTTGGAGGCCACGGCTTACAGCTCCGGCAACTCTTCGGCGGCCGGGGTGCTCGCGGTGGGCTTCGATGCCGCGGCTTTCTTCTTGGCCGGCCCCTTCTTCGCCGCGGGCGGCACCGGGGTGGGCGCTTGGGGCTCGTCACCCTTCAAGTCCACGTAGGCGGCTTTGACGCCCGCGAGCGCGGCTTGCACTTGCGCGGCGGAGGCCGCGAGCGCTTGCTCCGCCTTCTCCAACGCCTTCTCCAACGTTTGAAGCTGCTTTTCCGAAACGACTGATACGCCTTTGACTGCCATCTTCCTTCTCCTTTTGCTCTTCGTCTAAACCATTATAGACGTGCTAGCTCTTCTATTACTCGTTCACGGGCTTTGTCAACTTCTCCCACAACATTTCTGCGCCCTTCGGCGCGGCCATGTCGAAAACCCCGGCAACCACGCCCGCGGCACGATTGCCGTGAAGCTCTACGAGGTGCTCGGCGGCCTCACGGTGCGAGGTGAACACCAGCTCCACACCGTGCCAGCGCTTGCATTGCTCGCAAAGTCCACCGCACGGCTAGATGCCCGTCGCTTGGATGTAGCTCGTGGCGCGCGGCGCGAGCACGTTGACGGCCACCTCAGCGGCAAGACCGGTGAGCGGTGCGCGGACGTTCTTGCCGCCGAGCAATGCCGGGTCCTTGTCCACCGTCTGAGCGATGAGGTCCATGACGCGCTTTTGCACTTCGCCGAAGCGGAGCGCCTCGTTCCAGTCCTTACCGGCCTTCTCGAAGCTCTGGCGCAGCGCTTCAACCGCGCCGCTCACGAGGTCTGCCACGAGCATGGTCTCACGCTTGGCGCCCTTGACGGGCTCGCAGCCCACGAAGAGGTTGAAGCCCGCGCCGACCGGCGCGGCGGCCTTGGGAGCCTCGGCCTCCGCTTTCGGAGCGGTCTCGCGCATCGCGCGCTCGCTCGGACGTTCGGCATCCGCGTCTTTCTTCGACGCGGCCACGGTCGCGATGGCCGCACCAGCGGCGACGCTCGCGGCCAGCTTGCCCTTCTTCGGCGCCTCTTCCTTCGGGGCTTCGGGAGCCGGCGCGGCGGCTTGTGGTGCCGTCGCCTCTTTCACGGTCTGAAACGGGCTCGCCGAGGGGGCGGGCGGATTCATCGGCGGGGCGTCACCCTTCGCCGGCTTCGTATCTTTTTCCTTCGCCTCTTTCATCAAGCTGTCTGCCAATTTTCCCACGGTTCTTTCTCCTTCGCCTGTAGCGGCTTCTTGGTTAGCGCGTGGACCTCTGTAGTCCACGCAATACGCGCGATGAGGACAACCCCCAAACGCGTCGCAGTGTTCTTCATTGCCCGGCACTTGCGCGAGGCTCGGGCGCGTCGTGTGCTGGTGATGCACCAGCTCCACGAGCGGGGCTAGCTCATCGTGCCAGGCTTGTTGCACGCGCTCCTTCGCCACGAAGGTGGACACGGGCACGGCCGGGAGGCCGTTCTTGTTGTAGTAGACCCACTTTGAGTTGATGCCCTTGCGCACGCGGAAGCGCATCATGAGCGCCCGAGCGTAGAGGAGCAGTTGCGGGTCATCGCGGAGGTACTTGCGCACGCCACCCACGGCATCATCGGGGCTCAGTGCCCAGCCGTTTCGCGCGTAGCGCGAATAGTCGCCCGTTGTTTTGTGGTCATAGAGGTCCGCGGTCTCGGGACCTTCGTCCGCGTCCTCTTGCGCCTCGATGACGACGAAGAGGTCTTGCGTGCCGGTGACAGTCGGGCCGTTCGGCCACGCAACGAACGAGAAGGGCGCCTCCACTTGCATGCCGGGTGTGCCGGGCATGGGGAGGTGCTTGAGCCCGGTTGCGGCGATGCGCTCCTCTGGCTCCGCATTTGGCCCTACCCGCGGCACGATGCCGTGTTTAAGATAGCGCTCCAGATGAGCATGGACCTTCGTACCAAAGAGCAAGGCCGGCCCCACAGGGGCATCAATGCCCACCACTTGCTCGAAGTAGTGGCGGCGCTGGCAGGCCATGAGGCTCTTGAGCGTCGTGGCGCTGTAGCGCGCGGGCTTGCCGTTCAGGGGCTTCGGCGGGACGTGTCCAGCATGAAGGTGCTGCGCGATTTCTGCAATTTTCATAGCGCTTCGTCTTGCCCTTCGTCTTTGGTGCCAGCGTTTTTAACCGCTCGCGAGTTTATTTGCAATGGCGGAGGGAGGTCCGCCAGCTCTTTTTTGTCCACGAAGACGGCCGTCTCATCGGCTCGCGCCATCACCGCGCGCACCACGGCCTCGCCGCCGAAGCCTAGGCGCTCGGCGTAATACTCAAGGTAGTTCATGCGCACGCGCCAGTAGTGGCGCGTGGCGCCTTGGCGTTGCACCTTGGCCTTGCCGCTTGAGATAGTCTCCAGCGCGGCCAAGAACGGCTCCTCGCTGGCCATGCGGTAGCTCGGGCGAAATGCCTCCCACGTGTTCGTGATGCAGTCGAGCGTGACCCACAGCTCGCCGTCTTTGGAAAAGAGACCGTGAGCGAGATGGCTTTGCGCTTCGGTGCCGCCCTTGCTCGCGGTGCGGTTCGCGCGCAGCGCGTGGGTGATGAACCACGAGAGGAGCTGAGAGGTCAGCTCATCGCCGACCACGAGCTTGAACAAGGCTTGCTCGGCGTTGCCTTCCACGAGGAAGCGCCGGCCGGGTTCGGCGATGGTGCGCGTCTTCGCTAGCCAGAGGGCGTGCTCAGCAATCTTGTTTTGCTCGCGCCACGAATTCAGCTCTTCGCGGTCAAAGGTCTCAAGGTACTTCACCGGCTCTTGCCCGGCTTCAACGAAGAGGAGCCGTTCAGCGATGGCGTGGATGTCCGCCTCCGTGAGCTGCGCGCCTTTCTGGCCGAAGTCTTTGAGCGGGTTGTCCGAGTTGGCCGCTACGAGCAGGCGCACATAGCCCGCACATTTGACGTTCGGCATGAACTTGCGGCGGATGCTGATGTCTGGGTTGCTCACGAGCTGGCGCAGCTCGGCGCCCAGGCTCTTGCCGTAGAAGCGCGGTAGCTCCTCGTCTGCGAAGATGAACGGCGTTTGGGCGAGGTCGCCATTGAAGCTCGTGGCCATGACCTCCTTTGCATCAGCCGGCGAGCCGCGTTGCCACAGTCGCGCGAGACCGTGCGCCAAGAGGTTCTTACCGGCGTTCTTCGGGATGACGAGCATGAGGATGCTGAGGGCCTTGTCCGTTTGCGGGACCGCTGAGACCCAGTCCAAAAGCTTCTCTCCTCCGAGGAGCTGTAGCCACTTGTGGATGGCCGGGTGTTCCTTCGGCTCTAGCACGCGGCGCGGGCCCATGGCTTCCACGAGGTAGCGGTCTTTGCGGTCGAAGTAGGTGTCTTTGATGAGGTAGCTGGCTCGGAGCCCTGCCGCGTGCACGCCGTGGCGTGAGATGATTTCAGGGAGCTTGAGCGGTTTGAATTCTTGGGCTTCTTCGTCGAAGCGGCGCCGGCTGATGCCGCATGCCGCGAGCGTGGCCCGCGCCACGTCAATCGTTAGCTCGCGCATGTGGAAGGGGCGCTCAAAGTAGCGGTTCACCATCCACAAGTAGGTGTACTTATCGAGGAGCACGAAGAGCTGATGTTGCAGCTCGTCCGGCGTAAGTCCTTGTTGCTTCGCAAGGATGGTCAGCTCTTCTTCGCTGATGCCGCTTTGCCGCTGACCGTTCGTCCACTCGCTGATGTAGTGCGCCTCGGCATCTGTGACGAGCACGTGCCCGAGCGGGTTGCGTGCTTGTTCGCGCCGCCATTCTACTTGCTCAATCGCCCACTCGCAGAGTGCGGTGGGGTCGGGGATGTTTGGCTTGACGGGGTCATGCGGGTCTTCATCGTGCGTGCGCTGGAGCACGGGGAGGAGGAGCGCCGCGAGCAGCGGGCGCGGCTCGTGTTGAAAGAAGCGATTAGAGAAGAGCCCGAGCAAGCCCGTGAGGCCGTTGTCCCGATGGCCCTTCTTGAGCGCAGCGGCATGCGCGATAGATTCGAGCGCTAGCCGCGTGTCGTGCTGGAGGCGGTCATTGCCTTGTGCGATTTGCGCGCACTCCAGGCGGAGCATGCTCACCAGCTCGCCCGGAAGCCCAAAGCGCGAGCCCTCCACTTCGTGGACAGGTGTGTAGACCGTGGGCGCCTTGCGCTGGTGCTTAGCGCCGTAGCGCTTGAAGCGCTGCTCCACGGGCATGAGGTCCCAGACTTCGAGCACGTCTTTGTAGACGGCGAGCTGGCTCGGGTCCGTGCCATGAAAGCCAGCGGCAAAGACTGCGACGCGGTCAGGGTGCGCAGCCGGGAGGCGCATCAAGCGTTCGGGGTTGTAGCACGTGGAGTCACAGATGCCCTCGAAGATGCCTTGGTTGATGGCGTGGTTTGCTTCCCGCCAGCGGTCCAAGCCCTCGGGGCCGGGAAGCACGTCCTCCGCGAGCGGTATCCACACGCGGTAGCCGAGCCGGGTCACATCGTTGTGGCTATGCGTCGTGTGCCATAGGTAGGCCGTGTCCGAATTTTTGAGCCGGTCCAAGCCGGCGAAAAAGGTCTTGCGAAAGATGCCGGAGCGGACCTTCCATGATTGCTCGGACTCTTCGGGCTCGGGCTTGGCATCGAGGTCCATCACGAGCATGGAGCGCGCCGTGACGTGTGCATCGCCGCGCGCGCCGTCGTTTGTCCCAGCCATGATGAGCGGGACCTCTTCACGCTCTGCCGTAGTTTTTAGGGGTGCCGTGAAACCAACGATGGCCGCGCCCGGCCACTCGATGGTCACGCGTTTGGACTCTTTCGCCATGGTGTTGGCGAAGTGTTGGACTGCTAGTGTGCGCATGTGCCCGCTCCTTTGAGCTGTGTGCGTGCCATAGGCCGGGGCACAATGCAACAAGGCTTGTCTCTTTTTGTCATGTCGCGGTGCATAAAAGTCACTAGCTTGTGGGATAGATACCTTCCGGGACAGATACCCCATCTATCTATCTCTCAGGGTGGGGTGTTGACCCTATAAAGATATAAAATACATGCGGGCGCCATCTCCTTCCTTTATTTATATCTTTATAGGGTCAACACCCCACCCTGAGAGATAGATAGATACCCCCTCTATCCCGTAAGGTGGTCTATACCTGTAGGGTGTATCTATCCCGGTAGGGTACCCTGCTTTTTTGCAAAGTACGGTGCGCTTGCGGGCCGGCGAGCCGTGTGGTTCTCTTGGCTTATGCATGCTCATTTGCAAGAGCGCTCCGTGTGCGTGGACGATTTGCGGGCTGACCCGCGCAACGCCCGTAAGCATGGCCGGCGCAACATCAAGGCGCTCAAGTCCTCGCTCCTTCGGTTCGGGCAGGTTGAGCCGCTCATCGTCCAAGAGCGGACCATGCAACTCATCGCGGGACATGGCCGGCTCCAGGCGATGAAGGAGCTAGGCTTCACACATGCTAGGTGCGTGGTGCTCGATGTCTCGGACAAGAGAGCGCGCTCGCTCGGCGTGGCGCTCAACCGGACGGCCGAGCTTGCGGAGTGGGACTTCGATGTCTTGGCTTCGCTTCTCCAAGAGGCGCCGGAGGATGGGCTCGGGCTCGATGACCTTGGCTTTGTGCAAGAGGAGCTGGACGCCATGTTGCTCACGGTCGAAGACCTCACCGGGGAGAAGCCGCAGAAGGTGAAGACCTCGGTCACGCTCAAGGTGGTGTGCGCGCCTGGTGATGCTGGCGAGGTGCAAGAGGCTATCGAGCGAGCGCTTGAGCAAGCGGGGTTAGAGGCCGAGGTCAAGGGGTAGCTGGAAAGCTTAGGTTGACGCGCTAGCGCTCTTTGGGCACCCTTCGGAGCATGGAAACCCCTAAGCAGAGATTTGAGGGTCAGGACGCCTACTGGGAAACGGAGCTGGACGCGCTCATCGTCCGCTTCAACGCCCGGCCGGTCAATGACATCGTGCGCTTGGCGTTCAGGCAGCAACTTCGCCAGCTCGCCGCGCGCTCGGGTCACATGGGCGGCATGCCAGCGATGAAGCGCGCGCTTGAGCGCCGCGGTGTGGTGCTCTCGTGAGCGAGCCCGTCAAGCAGCCGAAGCGGCGAGGCAACAAGCCCGGTACGAACCAAGGCGGGGGACCGAAGAAGAAGCAACTAGACTTTGGGGCGCTGGACAAGCTCCTCGCCATGCAAGGCACGGCTGAGGAGTGCGCGGGCGTGCTCGGCATGAGCCCGGACACGATTGACGCCCGCGTGCGCGAGAAGTTCGGTATCACGTTCGCAGAGTATGCAGCACCAAGAAGAGCTAGCGGAAGAATGAGCTTACGCCGGGCGCAGTTTGTTACGGCGGTCCAGAAGCAAAACCCCACGATGCTCATTTGGCTCGGCAAGAACGTCTTGGGCCAGACAGACAAGCAAGAGATTACGGGCGCGGGCGGCGCGCCGCTCGTGCCGGCGAAGGCACTGCCCGACTACTCGCAGCTCACCACGGAGGAGCTGCGCACGTTCCTCGCGCTCGCTGAGAAGGCGCGACCGAAAGGGCAGAGCGGCGAAGAGCACGAGCCCGAGGCGGGCGAAGATGCCGAACCATCCGAATAGGCTCCAGCGCGTGCCCCACGCGCCGCGCGGTGATGCGCCGCGCTCGTTCTACGCAAAGCAAAGTGCGGCACGTCACCCGGTGAAGATGCCGAGCGCTTACGTTGCAGACGTGGCCGAGCTTGAGCGCGAGCTGCTCCCGCGCTCGTTCAGGGACTTCGTTCCGCGCGCGTTCCCCTACATCGAGAAGAGTGAGCAATACGTCCACGGCACGCACGTGGATGTGGTGTGCGAGCATTTGCAGGCATGCGCGGACGGACAAATCCCGCGCCTCATCATCAACATCCCGCCCGGCCACATGAAGAGCATCTTGGCCTCCGTGGCATTCCCGGCGTGGGTGTGGTCGCGCCAGCAAGCGCGCTACCGTGAGGCATGCAACCTCAGCGGCCCTCATGCGCGGTTCATCTTCACGTCCTATTCGGACGACTTCGTCAAACGTGACTCGCTAAAGACGCAAGCACTGATAGAAAGCCCTTGGTATCAAGAGCGCTGGCCGCTCGGGCTGGAGCTGGCGAACACCACCGAATTCGTCAACGAGAAGGGCGGCTGGCGTCTTGGCGTGGGTACGGGCGGCGGCGTCACCGGTAAGCACACGCACTGGGCGATTGCGGACGACCCCTTGAAGGCGCAAGAGGCGCACTCGAAGGCCGCGCGCGAGGCGGCCGTGCGCTTCTGGCAAGAGACGATGACCACGCGTATGTTGCCCGGCGCGTGCCGTATCGTCGTCATGCAACGGCTCCATCAGGACGACCTTACGGGCTTCCTCGTGAAGGAGGGCGGCTACGAGCTGCTCATGCTGCCCGAGGCATTCGAGAAGAAGCGCGCATGCGTGACCGTGCTCGGGCTTGCGGACAAGCGCGAAAAGGAAGGGGACCTCTTGTGGAAAGAGCGCTTCCCCGAGAGCGCTCACAAGGTGCGCGCGAAGGAGCTGGGCTCATTCGGTAACGCAGGCCAGTTGCAACAACGCCCGGCGCCCGAGGAGGGCGGCATCGTCAAGCGGGCCGTGCTTAAGCGGTGGAACGCCGCGAGCCTCCCACCCATGTTCGATTTGATTTGGCAGTCGTGGGACCTCACGCTCAAGAACACGAACGACTATGTAGCGGGCGGACTCTTTGGCTCCTCGGGTCCTAACGTCTACCTCCTCAAAGTTACGCATGCGCTTCTATCGTTCACTCAGATGATTGAGAGCATCAACCTCATGCGTGAGGCGAGCGCCGGCAAGCCGCCCTACATCATCATCGAAGATGCCGCGGCTGGCGCGCCGGCTGAGGACACGCTCCGCTTGGATGGCGTGGACGGCATCATCCTCATGCGGCCCGAGGGCTCGAAGGTCATGAGGCTCCACGCCATCGTGCCCTTCCTCGAAGCCGGAAACTTCTACATCCCGGAAGCGCAAAGTGAAGACCCCGCCGACCCCATCAACGCCTACGTTGATGAGCTGACCACCTTCCCAAATGCCACCCATGACGACCAAGTGGACATGACGACGCAAGCCGTTTTATGGTGGCGCAAGCATCGGGCTGACTCCTACACCTCTATGGAGCTGCCAGGTGGGGAACGTGAGAGCCCCAACGTCTTCTCGTTCTAACGGAGCGCCATGAGCACAAACGAAGCCTTGCTGGCATATGACATCCTCGGCACCACGGGTCTCAAACAGACGGGCGGCTGGGTTGTCGAAGAATTCCTCCGCCAGCTCCGCGGCCCTCGCGCGACCGAGCTTATCAAGGAGATGACGTGGAACAGCGCCCAAGTAGGCGCTGTCCGCAACTTGATACATACGCTAGCGCGTCAAGTGGAGTGGAACGTGGAGGCGGCCAAGGAGCCGACCGACCCACAACAAGCGACGTTCGCTGAGAAGCTCCTCCGCACATCGAAGGACGACATGGAGCACTCGTGGCACACCTTCATCACGGAGGCGCTCAGCCACTACGATTACGGCTACAGCTACCACGAAATCGTCTACAAGCTCCGGCGCGGTCCGAAGGGCTTGCCCATCACGCGCAGCAAATACGATGACGGTGCCATCGGGTGGCGGCGCATCGAGCTGCGCTCGCAAGACAGCTTGGACCGCTGGCAATTCAGCGAGGAGCACGAGCTTGAGGGCTTTTGGCAGCGTGACCCTTACGCCAACTCCTACTCGTTCATCCCGAGCAACCGCGCCATCCACTTCCGCACAGAGACCTTCAAGAACAACCCCGAGGGCCGCTCCGGCTTTCGTAACGCCGTTGTCAGCTATTTGCGCCTCAAGCACATCGAGGACATCGAAGCCATCGGCGTAGAGCGCGACCTCGCCGGCATGCCGTTCCTCCAAGTGCCGCCCGAGATTTTGGCGCCGGGTAACAACGCGGAATACCGCGCGCTCCGCACGGCGCTGGAGACGCAGCTCGGCCAAATCAAACGCGACCAACGCGACTTCATCTTGATGCCGGCCGAGGTGAACAAGGACGGCAAAAACACCGGTTTCAAGTTCCAACTCTTGGCCAGCTCGGGCACGCGTCAACTAGACATCGTCGCCATCAAGAACAGCTACAAGACGGACATCCTGATGACCGTCTTGGCGCAATTCCTCCAGCTCGGCGTCAATTCCGTGACCGGTTCGCGCTCGCTCGCAAGCTCGGCCACGGACCTCTTCACGCTCAGCGAGGGTGCCTTGCTCGACAACATGCAAGAGACCATCAACACCCAGCTTGTGGACCCGTTGATGGAGCTGAATGGCGTGGCCGCGGAGAACCGCCCGCGCATCATCCACGGTGACATTGAGACGCCGGACCTCGGGCCGCTCGGCACTTTTCTTCAACAGATGTTCACGACGGGCACGCTGGAGCCGAGTGAGAAGCTCATGGAAGCGCTCCACCATGCGGCGGGCTTGCCCTACGAGCCGCAACGCCCGGCCGCGGCAATTGCGCCGGGTGGCGTGAAGACTGCCCAGCAACTCATTGACGAGGTGATGGGCGGTAAGCAACCGGGTGGCGTGGCTGGAGGCGCAAGCGCTTCTACACCCCCGGCCGCGGGAGCGCAGCCCCAAGGCGCACCCGTGAAGACCGCGGACGAGCTTATCTCGCGCACACGCGCGGAGGTCCGCGGTGTCAAGCCAGCGGAAGACCTCATGCGTGAGGCGAAGCTCAACGCCAACGGCGTGAAGTCCGCAGACCAACTCATTGAGGAGGCGCGCAGCTCCGGCGCTGATACGGACGAGTGAACGAGCGCGCGGTCAAGGAGCTGGCGGAGACATGGCGGGCAATCTCTTTGCTCTACGTGGACGAGTCCGTCCTCAGCGAAATGCGCCGCGCACTGGAGCACCATGACCTCGGCGGCGCCATGCGCGCGCTACCTACGCTTGACCAAGTGCGTGACAAGGCGCGCTTTCTCGTAACTACGCTAGCGGATAAAATGAAGGCCATCGTGCGCTCGGCTTCGGCCGAGGAGTACGCCTACGTAAAGGCGATGGCCCGGCGCGTGCGCAAGGCGCCGAACGAAGAGAAGTGGACCGGCCGGCGCGCGCAGCGCCCCGAGCGTTCACCCTCTCGCCCGCAAGAGTGGGACCCGCACAAGCTCTTGGACCCGCGCAACGTGCGTGTGGTCCCGCAAGGCCACAACCTCCCCGAGAATCAGGGACGCTCGGATGAGAACCCCATGTCCCAAGTGCCGCAAGACGAGCGCTGGCTTTTGCAAGAAGCGGCCAAGCTCGTGGTGGACATCACGGATGAGCAACGGCTCAACCTGCGTCAAGTGCTCATCACCCGATACGACCCGACGAAGCGCCCGGACTTCATCTTGCGCGACGTGCAGAAGGTGGTGGGGCTCACGGACCGCGAAACGCGCGCCGTGTTCAACCGCCAAGCCGCGCTCGAAGAGGCGGGCATGTCGCCCGAGGAAGCGGAGCGCAAGACGAAGGCTTACGCCGAAGAGTTGCACCAGCTCCGAGCCGAGCGCATCGCCCGCACGGAGGGCGTGTTCCTTGAGACTGAGGCGCGCGACGGTGCATGGAACCAAGCGCGCGCAGACGGCACGTTGCCCGAGGACACGCTCAAGGAGTGGGTCACGGACAACACGGGCTGTAAGGAATGCCGGGACATGGACGGCGAGACCGCCGAAATCAACGGCATGTTTCAAACACCGGCCGGACCGATGCGCGGACCGCCGTATCATCCAAACTGTGGGTGTGGTGTGGAGCTGTCTTTTGCTGGACATCGGAGGAAGTGAGCATGGGTGACATTGAACCGAAAGCGTTTCTAGCCGTAGGGAAAGGCCGCATATGCATCGTGAAGGGGGCACCCTCCTTCGCTGAGCTTCTACGCGGCACGCCCTTCGTAGGAGGAGACGCCAAGCTCCTTGAGCAAGAGGTGCTCAAGCCGCTCGGGCTCACACGCGCTGATGTGGTGCTTGCGTGGTGTGACCCGCTCCACGACGGCGAGAAGGCCATGCAAACTTTCGTGGAAAAGTGCAACTTCGATGTGCTCGTCTCGATGAGCGAGGCCACAGGCTTCGCCAAGGACAAGCGCTCATGGAACCTTCCGACCACAGAAGAGCTGCGCGCCGAGCAAGGCAAATTCTCAGTAGAGCTAGCGCGTAAATTGAACGCCATACGAAAGAGACTTGACGCTACGGCCCATCGTGCGGCACATTCAGTGCACCTCGTCTCAAAGGGCGCAAAGCCGACCGGCGACGGAACGATAACCGCACCAGTCTACAAGGCGAACGCTCAGAAACAAATCATCTATGCCGTGGTGCTCGACCCTTACCAGGTGGACACTCAAGACGATTGGTGTCCGCCAAAGGACATCGAGGACACCGCGCACGCGTTCGTCAAAGCCTCTCGGGTCATGGACCTCCAGCATGAAGTTGTCGTGGATGACGCCTTCGTGGTGGAGAGCTTCGTAGAACCCTACCCGAGTGAGAGTGACCGGGAGAAAGCGTTCAACAACGAACCGCACCGCGCTTATGCGCGCATGTACGGCTCGGACCGCATCCACTCCGGCGCTTGGATTCTTGGCGTCCAACTTTCGGACCGGCTGTGGGCCATGTATGAAAATGGAGACATTGGCGCATTCTCCATCGGCGGCTTCGGACGTAGGTCCGAGGCGACCGCAGAGGATATGCCGGAAGTGACGTTTGTTGAAATCGGAGAGGTCGGGCGTGCAACAGTCGGGAGGACGGATACGTCGGTTGACCAACGTTGAGACTCTCAGCGTCGCGCTCGTCACGCGCGGTGCCAACAAAAAGCGCGTCGCTCTCACCAAATCCCAAGGAGACGGCGTGACCACCACTGAATTGCTCGCTCAGATTATCCAAAAGGGCGACATGCCCATGAGCGATGAAGAAGTAGACAAGCTTTGCCAAGAAGGCGGCGTGGACGCGCAAGGCGCGGAGACGTTCAAGGCGATGCTCAAGCTTGGGCAATCTTTCTCGGACAACGAGGCTTTTGGAAAGCTCGTCAAAGAGAAGCTCCCGAGCTTGCTCGGACTCGCTGACAAAACGACCACCGCAGCCCCGGTGAAGCCAGCCGAAGGCGGGGAAGAGCCGAAGAAGCCAAACCCGCAAGCGCAAGAAACCCAAACCGAAGAGCCGGCAAAGCCGGCCGAGGAGCCCGAAGTGACCACGAAGACCGATGACGTGAAGAAGATGGACGACATGAAGGTGGCCTTGGAGAAGGCGGAGAAGAACGCCGCGGACGCGACGGCCAAGCTCGGCGCGCTCGAAGAGGTCACGAAGACCCAGGCCGAGACCCTCAAGAAGATGCAGGAAGACCTCGGCAAAGAGCGCGATGAGCGCAACCTCGCCGAGTGGGTGACCAAGTCCGAGAAGGACTTGGCGTTCATCCCGAACAAGACCGCCAAGGAGCTGGGCGAGAGCTTCCACAAGCTGGAGAAGGCGGCCGGCAAGGAAGTGGCACAATCGCACTTCGATATGCAGAAGTCCGCGAGCGAAGCGCTCAGCAAGTCCGACCTCTTCAAGCCGTCCGGCGCCGCGGTGCGCGGCTCGGCGGCGGTCGGCGCTTATGCCAAGCTCGAAGAGAAGGCCGCGGCCCTCATCGAGAAGGCTGACACCGGCAAGTCGGAAGCGGTCCGCAAGGCCGCGGCGATGGCCAAGGCCATCGAGTTGCACCCGGACCTCTATAAGGCGTATCTCGATGAGAACGCCGCGCAGACCGGCAAGCGCGCCTAAGCGCACTCGCGGCGTATGCCGCACCACGGTTCGCGCACGCGGGCCGAGACGAACGGGCATCTAGCCCGCCCCGGCGCAGCCGGACCCACACCGAAATCAACGTCAAGAAACTAGCCGGCGCTCGCTCAGCGCACGCCGGCCCAAACTTTAGGACCGAGAGGTCCATGTAAGGAGATTTGCACATGGCTTACGAAGGAGCATTGAACAAGTTGCCCGGCATCGAGAGCGGCGCGCTCGCGCTCTCCGCTTCGCAATTCCAATTCGTCCAACTCAACTCGTCCGGTCAGGCCATCTTGGCCGCGACCGCGGGTCAGATGGGTGTCATTGGCGTCTTGCAAGACAAGCCCGCCGCGGTCGGTCAGCCGGCGAGCATCGCGCACGCGGGCGTGACCAAAATCGTGACCGGCTCCGCCATCACGGCGGGCGGTAAGGTCATCACGGACGCAAGCGGCAAGGCCATCAGCGCCGCGGCGACCTCGGTCCAAGCCGTGCTCGGTCGCGCGCTCGAATCCGCTACGGCGGCCGGCGCGACCATCGCGATGATTTTCCAGCGCGAAGGAACCAACGACCTCTAACCAGGGTCGCAACCGCAAACAAACACGCGGCGCAAAGCGACCGCAAAAACGAAAGGAAGGTTAGAGTATGCCGCAACCCACTTTGAGCGATGTCCACGTCAACCGACCGTTGACGGACATGTCCTTCGCCTACGCGGCGGAGGTGGAAACCGTGGCGGACAAGATGTTCCCGGTCATCCCGCACATGAGCAAATCGGATTCGTTCTACACGTATCCGAAGGGCAA